TCTGAAGGCAACGGCGGCGGGACCGGCGGTGGAGTCTTAGTTACCGGCAACTCATTCACTGTTCGCGAAGAAGCAGACATCGAGAAGATTGCGTTTAGTCTAGCGAAATTAATTGAAAAGGAGAGAGTTCAAGTTGGCTAAGAATGCTATTGCTATATGGCTTAAGGATCGTCATAACGTTTATAAGCAGTTTCCAGTAAATCCGGAAGTAGTTAGTCGCGAGTCTCCTTTCGATTTCACGACAGTAAAAATCGCTAGTCTCGGCGATATTATTGTTCCTGGCGAGCGAGGGTTGAAGAAGTATTCGTTTAGTTCGTTCTTTCCTCGCGATTACAACCCCACTTATTGCGAGTATGACGGATTTATGGATCCGTGGAAATGGGTCGAGCAAATCGAAAAGTGGCGAGATACGCGCCTAAACTTACGCTTAATTATCACAGGCACTCCGATTAGCGTTCCGGTATTCGTTGAATCATTCGACTTAGAGCCGGAAAAGGCTGGCGCACCTGGGGATGTCTATTACTCGATTACTTTAGTAGAGCATCGACCATTTACCGCCAAGCAGTTGATTACGGACAGTAAAGGTAAAACAACGACTACTCCCGCGAAGCAAACACAAACTGCAGATAAAAAGCCGACTACTTATGTCGTTGTGAAAGGCGACTCCTTGTGGAAAATTGCGAAAGCAAAATATGGCGATGGCGCTAAATGGAACAAGATTTACGAGGCTAATAAGAAGACGATCGGCAAGAATCCAGATAAAATCTATCCTGGACAAAAGTTGGTGATACCTGTATGAATTTACGTATTTTAATTAACGGCACTTACGATATATCCGAAATGGTAATATCCGCTGATTTGTCCGGAGACACCTCGAAATTTAATCGGCAGTTAAGTGTCAACGCGATTGTAACTAAAGATGGACGTACTCCACTTTTCCGAATAAGCGAAGGCAGTCGTATTTCCCTACGTATTGATAATAAATTACTCTTTGTTGGAGTTGTGTTTTCCCACGAAGTAAATAGCGACGGTAACGTCACTTTGACGGCTTACGATAGTAACGTTTATCTTACGAAATCGAATGACTCTCGGATATTCAAGAACAAAAAAGCTTCCGAAATCATTACGATGTTAGCGAAAGACTTCGGTATCAAGACGGGCAAAATTGCTGATACAGGCTACGTTATTCCTTACTTACGTATGTCTAATAAGACGCTTTTCGATATGGTCGTTACTGCGTTAAAGCTTACGCAGGGGCAAACTGGCAAGCGATTTTTCATCGGAAATGATGGTGGTAGCCTGACGCTAAAAGAAGGTGCAAAGGCTGACACCAAGTACGTTTTTAAAGACGGAGCGAACTTAATTAGCGCATCTTTCAAATCATCTATCGAGGATACGATTACACAAGTCAAAGTAATTGGCGGTGAAAAAGGTAAGGAGAAATCGGTTGTCGCTAAGAACGAGAAGCTTCGACAGCGATTCGGAGTTATGCAAGCACTTGAAACAATGGACGAAAAAGCTACGGCTTCTCAGATAAAGCAACGAGCTGATGCGTTAATGAAGCAAAAAGGCGTTATTGACGAGCAGTATCAAGTTGATGTTTTAGGCGTTCCGGAGGTCGATGTCGGTACACCTGTTTATATTAAAAACGCCATGACTGGCATTTATGGTGCATTTTATGTAACCTCGGTAAAACACACATATTCCGAGAATCATTTGATGTCGCTCGAACTTAGCCGCACTTATGATTTACCAGACATAGATATAAGTGCAGACGATTTAAAACCCGAAGTAGTCAAAGATAAAAAGAAAAAGAAAACTTCTAAAAAGGCGCTCGAAGCCGAGAAGAAAAAGGAGGCAGCTAAAAAGTGACAATGGAAGGAAGTGGCGCGTCTCGTTTATATCAACTTTTGGGAGGAGGTTCGGGATCGTCCGGAATCGAAATTAAACTCGCAACAATTAAAGCATTGCCTCCGACTATTGCCGTACAAGTTGACGGTGACTCAATCGATACGCCAGTCGAAGGCATTATCGTAGCTGAATATTTAACAGAACATAAACGCACTATCAACGGAGCAGAGGCGATATTTAGTTGCGATTTGAAAGTTGGAGATTCCGTTATCGTAGTGATAGCAAACGATGGCCAGGTCGTATATGTTCTAGATAAGGCGGTGGTTTAATATGTCGCTAACACCGATTGAATACGAAATACTGGCGGAGGAAGAAGATGGGCTCGATTTAGAATCGGAGGCATTACCCGAAATAGAAACGTCTAAAACTTGGCGTATCGACCTAGAAAACGGACGTATCGGTACTTTTATCGACGGCAACGAAGCTATACGTCAATATATCCGAAAAGTACTTATAACAGCGCGTAATCGTTATCTTATTTATGACGACACGTATGGCGAAGAATTACACGATTTAATCGGACAGAATTTAACAAAAGCACTTATGGACGTAGAGATTCCTCGAGTAGTACGAGATGCTATCAAAGGAGACGACCGTATCGAGGAAGTATCCGACGTAACTGTGATGCAGTATAATTCCGACAGTATCTTAATTGCGGTAACGGTTATTACGGCTACAGGACTATTTATTACGGAGGAGGTGACTTTATAATGGCGATAACACCGCAATTTAGCGAGCAAACAGAATCAGCAATTTTAGAACGTTTATTAGACGCTATAGTACCAGAGGTAGATAAGCGACAAGGCTCGATTGCTTATGATTTATCCGACCCTGCGGCGCAAGAATTCGCGCAAGCATATATAGCGCTAGATAGGACATTGAGTTACGCTTTCCTCAACGAAGATATGCCATCAGATTTATTAACAATGGCAGCATCAGATCTTGGTATTGATCGTAAGTCTCCTGTTGCAGCAAAAGGCGAAGTTACGTTTACTGGACAGATTGGTCAGTTTATCCCAAAAGATATGCAAGTACGAACAGACAACGGCGTGTACTTTAATGTGCTTAACGACGTAACATTAACGCAAGAAACTACAAAAGTCACTGTTGAGGCAGAGCTTGGCGGAATTAGCGGAAATGTTAGGTCAGATGAAATAAATACCGTTGTGGGCGACCTTGCCGGTGTACTTACCGTCAAAAACGAATCAGCGTTTGATAACGGAGTAGATAAAGAATCAGACGAATCCTTATTACAGCGTGTTTACGATAAAGTCCGCAAGCCTGCAACGTCAGGCAATGTTTATCATTACGAGCAATGGGCACGTGGAGTATCTGGCGTTGGTGCGGTACGAGTTTACCCGACTTGGAACGGTCCCAACACAGTTAAAGTCGTTTTACTTAGCGACGATAAGCGAACACCTTCGCAAACCGTCATTGACGAATCTATAACAAAAATTGAAGAAGAACGTCCTGTTGGTGCTCGCGTCACTGTCGTAGGAGCTACAGAAATATCAATTAATATTGACGTGGATTTAACGCTCTCTATTGATGCGACTATCAGCGAAGTGCTGGTGGCTATTGAAAAGGCTTTAAACGAATACTTAGAACCTTTAGCGTTTAAAGACCCCACAGTCAGATACAATCGAATCGCCGCCATTCTCTTAGCTATTCCACAAATCGTCGATTACGAGAATCTTACAGTTAATGGTGATATTGCAAATATCGAAATTTCTGACGAAGAAGTCGCTGTTTTAGGGGCGGTGAATATCAATGAAGTACGATCGTAAATTAATTGACTACGTACCTTCATATTACGACGAGCTTCTCGAATCTAGCGAACTATTAAAAGTAGAAGATGCAGAGTTTATGCGCCTAAATGCAAGTATAGATGACTTGTTACTACAATTTAACGCTAGCACAGCAACTTGGGGATTACGTGAGTGGGAACGCATATTGGCGGTAAGTCCAAAGCCGAATAGCTCCATCGAATCCAGGCGGTCTCAGATACTAGCGAAATTGCGTGGTGCTGCGCCAGCTACATTCGTTAATATGTTGGCTATTATTAATTCTCACGTACCGCATAAAGACGCGACATTAACTGAGTTACCGGAGCCTGGCGTTGTTATCGTTAACATACCTTTGCAAAACGGAATTGCATTAACGGAGTTAAATACCGACATTGCAACGTATAAGCCTGCCCATCTGCAATTTGACGTTACTGGTACAATAGAGGACTTAATCACTTTAAGAAGCTCAGAGTATGCGTTCGATGTACCGTATCTTATTTGCGGAGAATTTACAACAGACGATGCAAACGGTATTGGCATAGGCCTTTCAGTTAGTGGTAAGTCGGATGAATACGACTTTAACGTGCCTTATTTAATATGCGGAGAGTTCGAAGCACAGGGGGTGTACTAATGGCGATACAAGCGTTATATAAAAGCGCAATATTGGAATCTATTAAGAGATTAGGAGCGAAAGCAGTCGTTACAATTGGCGGCGTATCAAGAGAGTATTCACTATTGAATACGTTACAAACGGGCGACACTATTAAACATTTCGTTTACTTAGATAATGAAACGGGATCAATTACATCTGCAAAACTTGTGGATTCTATGGGGCGTGAACTACAAACTTACAATACAGTTGTTGAAAAAGGGAAAGACGGATTAGTAATTGTATTTGCGATAAAAATTGAGATTAAGGAGGGTATGCAATGACTACATTAGGACGTAAAGTAAATCCGTATATTAAGACAGTTTGGTACGACCAAATCAAAGATGTGACGACCGGACAAATCATACAAGAGGGTACACGCTTTAATCAAAAACGTGCTAACAATATAGAAGACGGAGTTTACGGAGCATACGAGTATATTATCAAATTAGAGACAACAGTTAAACGATTGCAGGCTCAACTTGACATTGACGGTCGTGCTCCTGGTAACGGAGGTAGTTTCTTTGATGCCTTTGATGGTGCTGCTACTAGAATGGTACTAGACAAAACAACAACAGAAATTATCGAAGCTGTTGCTGTAGGCAGAACTACTTTAAGAGTCGCTAGTACAGAGGGATTTATAGCCCTTTCTCAAGTCACTATTTTTGATGATGAAAACAGCGAAGACGTTACTATTACTGAGGTAGGCACAGATACTCTTAAAGTTCAGGAACTTAAAAATGCATATAAAAAAGGTGCTAAAGTAGCTCGTAGTAATGTTGTGATTGATACAACTAATGCAGAGATGAGCGTCGGTGACTGGCAAACATACAGTGTCGATTTAGTTGAGGTGGTGTAGGATGACTCAGTATTATAATGTTACGTATGCGAAAATTAAGAACAGGTATGATTTGAAATCGACGAAAGAAAAGACTCTACTTGTCTTAGTATAGGAGGATGAAAAATGGGTCAAACATGGAATTTTGGAAATACAAATGCTGTGCAAACTTTTACTGTTCCCACAACTGGACGATACCAATTATACGCATGGGGAGCGCAAGGAGGTACTTATGGAGGAAAGGGAGGATTCTCAGAAGGTATAGTAAATCTTACTGCCGGAGAAGTTCTGTATATATATGTAGGTGGACAGTTCGGATATAATGGTGGCGGAGCAGCTAATAAGTCTGAATTATATGGTGGTGGAGCCACAGATTTTCGTAGAGGAGGTACTTCATTATCCAACCGTATCCTTGTAGCCGGAGGTGGCGGTGGAGCTGGAAGATATATTTCCTATAGTGACGCACATGCCGGAGGAGCCGGAGGAGGAATTGATGGATTAAAGGCTCCCGATGCTGCTTCTACTAGAATGGGTGGTTCCGGAGGTTCTTCTGGCTCAGGAGGAGCCGGTGGTTCCGGAGGTTCTTCTGGAGAATCAGGTTCTTTAGGACAAGGAGGACGTTCAGGACAGGGCACTTCTTCCGTAGGAGGTGGTGGCGGTGGCGGTGGCTACTACGGAGGTGGCGGCGGCGGAACCGACTACCCTAGCCATAGTGATGATGATGATGCCGGAGGTGGCGGTGGTTCCGGATACATTGGGGGAGTCACTTCCGGTAACTCCGTTAATGGAGCTAACTACATGCTTCTCCCTAATGGAACTTCAGGAAACGGAAATACCGGAGGTGGATATGCTCGTATTACTCATTTAAATACTGCTCCTCCTAAGCCCGGAAGTTTACAAGCTACTGGAACTTTCAAGCCGGGTGTTGCAGTATCAATAACTGCCGGAACAGTAAGTGACCCAGACGGAGATGTAGTAAATTATCAATTCCAGTACACGAAGGATAGAGGCCAGTCTTGGACTACTATAAGTACTACTACTACTAACGGAATATCTTGGACAATACCAACCAATATTACAGGGACATATATTCAATTTAGGGTATGTGCTAAGGATTCGTCAGATGCTTCTGCTTGGACTACTTCCGCAGAATATACAATGAAATACAATAATGCACCTACTGTGATATTAACCAGCCCGTCTGAAAACGTGACATTGTACGAAAATGACACATTAAACATTACAGGTACAGCTTCCGATACTGATACAGATCAATCGGTTACAGTTTACTATCAAATAAACAGTGAACAACGAAAAGTATTAGCTACTAATCTAAGTAAAACAGAAATATCGTTATCCAAAAAGCTCACTTTTAAAGCAGGAAAACTTTATGACGATGAGACAGCAATTACAAGCGATTTAACAGAAGGTGTAGCACACACTTTAAAAGTTTGGGCTGTTGATACCGAAAATGCGTCATCCGAGAACGTGGTGCGAACATTTTATGTCGTACCTAACCGTGTGCCATTGCTGACAGTTAATCCACCTACCACAACCGGTAATATAGATAAGGACACCTTTGTTATTGATGGAACGTTCGAGGATCAAGACCAAAACGAAACGACGGTAAGCTACCGTATTAACGGTGCTAATTCCATTCAAATCGCAACTGGCACAAGTGGAACATTCGACTTTAATGTCTCTTTAGGCGCATTGAACATTGGGGAAAACCTTATAACAGTTGAAGCTGTTGACAGCTACGGTGCTAAAACAACTCAAACGGTAAAACTCCTTAAAAATAAAGTTGTTGTGCCCATTAACAAATCAACAGCTCGCTATAAAATAGCGCCTCCTACTGGATCAGCTTCCGAGATTATCATTTGGGTACAACATAACGCTGAATTGACGTTAAAAATATCAGCAAGTATGACACTATCAGGCGAACAAGAATCGTTTAAGCCTATGACACTGACGAATACAGCTAATCTACAAAACGGTCAGGTGGAAGATGAGTTTTACTTAGCATCTGATGAAGCGAAAGATTCTATTATCCTGCAACTTGAATTGGAAAAATTGGATGTTGAAGCAAACAGCGCTATTACATTAATTATGGGGGTGCTTTAATGGCTATTGAACGTAGACCACGCCTATCAGACGGATCATTGGGCGCAGTAGAAAAAATCGGTCAAGGCGAAACATCTAGCGAAAGAGTAGAGCGATTAGAGGAGGAAAACGCGTCTCTAACGCTTTCTTTAATAGAAAAAGATATTCGTTTAGATGCGATAGAATCGTTACAAGCGGAATTGTTACTACAAATATTAGGAGGCGCAAAAAATGAATAACGATGTATACTTAAACGCAGCAAAAGCGTACTATCCACGATTTTATACGAAAGATAACGTAAAGATTTTCGTTGTAGCTGGCAAGATTACGACGGCACAATTTAAAGAAATCACAGGCGATAAATATACACCATAATAACACTAGGAGGCTACGTATGGAAGATTCCTTAGTGCGCGACATCTATCAGCGTTTAGGCGGAATTGAAGCGAAGATAGACGATTTTAGAACTGTGCGCGAAACAGCCAATCAAGCTGACGCGACCGCCAATCAAGCACTACGGCTCGCAGAATTGCATGAAGATGCACTCAAAGACATGCGCACAGAGACGAACAATAATCGTAGATGGCTGATAGGTACAGTCATCGGCGGAGTTTTTTCGACTGCATCGATAGTAGTCGCTATCATTGCACTATTATCACACTAAAACAGAAGGAGATGACGTAATTATGACGCAATTAAATTTGAAAGTACGGGCGAAGAATCCGCAGTTTTGGATTACGGTGACACTAGCCATACTTGCTCCACTATTCGCTTACTACGGAATCACAGGCGCAGATTTAACAACGTGGGGAAGCGTATGGCAACTCTTAGCTAATGCGTTTAGTAATCCGTATGTGCTATCGCTCATTGGGGTATCGGTTTATAACGCATTGATTGACCCAACTACGAAGGGAATTAGCGATAGCCAGCGTGCTATGTCGTATAATAAGCCAGGTGAGGCGAAATGAGCTACGTATTCAAACAAAACTTATTAGCGTCAGTTAAATATGCGATTAAGTCGCCTTACGCAATGACGCCTCAATATATCACGGTGCACAATACGGCGAACGACGCATCAGCTGAAAACGAAACTAGATACATGATAACTAACAACAATCTAGTATCCTACCATGTTGCCATTGACGATAAGGAGGCTATTCAAGCCATTCCATTCAATCGTAACGCCTGGCATTGCGGAGATGGTCAAGGTAATGGCAATCGTAAATCAATCGGCATTGAAATCTGCTACAGCAAAAGTGGGGGCGCTCGTTACGTAGCTGCGGAAGAAAATGCCGTTCAATATATCGCCAGCCTACTAAAGAAATACGGATGGGGCATTGAGCGAGTAAAGAAGCACCGAGACTGGAACGGTAAGTACTGCCCACATCGTATTTTAGATGAGTGCCGTTGGAATAGCTTCTTGAAACGGATTGAGTACGCAATAAACGATAAAAATGATGCAACTGGAAAGGATGACGATATAATGCAATTTACGATTAAAGAAACGAAAACGGCAGTACGCGATTTACTGCAGCAAGCTGTCGATAGTAAGAAAATTGATAAAGCGTGGCTCGACAAATTCGAGACTGGCACTATGACAGGCGGAGATTTCGAAGGATTGAAAATCATCATTTCGCAAAGATAACGAAGAAAAGACCGTAGGGCATCGCTGCCTTGCGGTCTTTTTTTTTATTTATCCTTATCTTTTATTCCCGACAAGAACTCGCTAACTGCGTCCTTAACTCGCGTCATAGGCGCACTAACCTCATCAAGTATAGTCCCTAGTAACGCCATCCATGATTGTTGCGCATCACTTGTATGATTAACGTATTTTAATACGCCTCGTAATTCACGCATTTGCTGCTCGCTCAAATGACCATCTAAATATTCCTTCATATAACGATTTACATACTCTACATTTTTCATTGCGATATTCAGTAAAATCGCAACTGTGCGAGATGGCGTACAATCCATCGCATAACTAAGTACCGCAATCGAATCGTACACACCTTGTGTAAACCTCACCGACACACGCTGATTATCGCCTCGTTCTCGTTTGCTAATGATCTTATTCGTAGCATTTCCGAAATATAACGTATTGGACATGCGTACATCACGTTTAAAGAATTGCGATAAATGTTCGATGATCCTCTTATCGTAAACAACATAAATGCACAACTGCTCACAGACGTCTTTGACCGGAGTATACGTGATGTAGGACAAGCGATAAATTGCGTCTTTGAGTTCTAGTTTGATGACAGGTCTTACCTCACGTTTCTTATCGGACCGAACCTTTCTAGTGCTCCCCTTTTGAATCTTTCTCGCCTCCCAAAGCCGATTTAAGTCTGCGACACATTAGTAAAGTCGCGGGCTTATTTTATATAGCGTATGAGATATCGAGGTTGTCCTAGTACAATATTGAAGTTGTCCTGCTATGTTTAGTCGCGGACTTATTTGCTCATACTGAAGATAGAGGGAGGTGGAATATCGATGTACAATAAAGCAAAGTTGGACAAATTTGCGGAAGGCGTTCGTAAGCAAACGGAGAAATATGGATTGCCTACTGCACCTAAAAAGACGAAGAAAAAGAAAAAGACCGAGTAGACGTCGCAATTGTCCACTCGGTTTTTTCTTTTGTTTATTTTCTGTCGCCTTCATCGTCATAAAGTCTTTTTCCGCCGAATCCAAGTCTCTTTGACGGTTTCACTTCATTAATTACCGGATTACTTACGCCTCGTTGCGCTAGTACTTCGTCCAGCAATCGTTTAACTCTAGTATCAAACTTTTCCTCTTCACGGCGTTGCATCTTTTCGCGCATTGCCAGCTTAAATTGAGTAGCGCGAGGCACACTACTACTTTGTATAAATTCGATTATATCCGCATCTGCTTCCGTTAGTACGACCTCAATTCGTAGCTTCGTCAACAGCAGTCACCTCATTTATTAATCCGTATTTATAATACCCGCGCACGTTTGCCGTTTCACTGTCGTTTACAAAATGTGCAATTTTGACTACTCGTGTAAATTCATCTTTAATAAGAAGATTTGCAGTACCTCCAGTTACGTATATTTTACGCATACTAGACATCGCTTTAAACGTTGATTTCACAGATTGAGCAATGTTACGAGTGTATAATTTACGCTCTTTCATAACCATATCTGTAAAATCAAGCGTTTCACGACCGTTTGGCGACCACGTATATACTTCCTTATCGTTACCATCACGGACAATTTGCTCAACTTCGTGTTCAGAAATTTTGTAGCCTTTATCAATGATTCGATTGCGGATCTCTGTGAATAATGAATATGATCCGTCCTCCATTTGTACACGGTGCTTTGTATCAAGATTCATCTTATCGAAAGCGTTGATGATAACCGTACCACCTCCGACATCGACTACTCCAATATATCCGTCCTCAATATCGTTATCTTCTTTAATATTGCCAAGTGCGTCAACCATTGCGTCTATAGCTGTGCCTACTGGCTGCATAAGAACGTCTACAGAACGTACATGAACATAATGATCTACCCCGTCAATCGAGGCGCTATGTACGCCGATTAAAGCGTTTCTAATGTGCTTAATTGTCTCGTCATTATCGTAATCGTCTGTAGGTACACCAGTTACAACTGCCACGTCAATAGCGCTCTTTGTAGATTCTTTAAAGTCACGCGCTAATTCAGTAAGTGCTAAATCTGCTAACACCTTAAATTCTAACGTATCATATCGTCTATTGAAGTCCAATGTATCCGTAACACGTTTGCGGTTAATATCTAATCCCGTTCCCCAAACGTAAGTAAAATCTGCGTCACGACCTGTTACATAATCGCTAGTTGTCTGTTCCTTTTCTTTTTTACCTAACGCAAGCACGTCACGCTTCCCGTATTCTGCAGCATTTACAAAGTAACTAGGTAGGACTTTTGTAGCTTTTTCACTCATTAATTTTACTTGACGGTTTCCTAAATCTAACGCAAACAATTGCATTTAATCGCCTCCGATTTGTTTTATACCGTAATTATATCACGAATTTACCGTAATGCAATACTTTCTATATTCATTACCGTAATTCATTACGTATGATTTACCGTATTTCTAATGATTTTATAAAAATAGCGCAACTCATTTTTTAGAGTTGCGCGTAGGGAATAGATGAAGTTTGTTCTTGCATTTCCGTTTTTTACAGTGTAAAGTTGTGGTAACAAATAAACGCACGGAAAAAGAAAAAGCCGGCTGTTATAAAGTGCTACCAACACTTTATAACCGTCAACCGCGAACCAGACTCGCGACTAACACTTGCCGACTTAATCGTTATATATAAGATATGCTAATTATATCTTGTTTATTCGGTTTCGTCAACGAAAAAAGCGTTATGTCGCTAGTATTTATGCGATGTAACGCTTTTTTCTGTTTCCATATAGGAGGCAAACTGTAATGAAACTGTTAAACACAGAAAAAACTTATAGAATGTTACAACCTTTTGAATCTATCGAACAACTGAACGCTAATACAAAAGCAATCCGCCTGCAATTCGGAGAATTTATGACGACATCAATGCTTAACGTACTAGACGTTTTACATCGCTATGCATCTAAATTTTACGGAGTATGTTATTTGGCGAAGTCATCTATCGCAAAAATGGTCGGATTAAGTACTCGCCAGGTAGTACGTATTTGCAACACGTTAGGATCAATGGGAATTATCGCTCAATATCAATTGGATCGTGCTAACGGTGATAAACGCCAATCGTCAAATGCGATTGTTTTCTTAACACAAATTTCAGCGCGAGAAGCATTCGGACAAGTAATTGAAGTCGTGTCGGATAATATGCAATGTCATACCGAGTGTCATACTAATACTCTTAATCAAACTCCTAAAAAAGATTTAAATAATACATATGATACAGGAGAAAACGCTGCGCTCATTAAAAATGGGCTAGTAAGTAAATTACCAGAAACATTAAAATACGTATTAGCTCCTTTCTTTGATGCAGAGGAATTGTATGAAATGGTTGGTGTAATTTATAAAGCAAAAGCATCTGTTGATCGTGATATTCAGATTGAGGACCACGAAGATACATTCCGTGAAACTATTTTGAGCGTAATAAATGCATTTAAGCGTGGAAAAGTGAAGTCACTACCTGCGGTTCTTTACAGTGCAATAAAAAAGACAACTCGCGGTATTTATAATAGACAACTTCGTTATGATTATTATGGTTTCTTAGGATAAATTTAAAAATCAGTGAACTAGGGCTTTAAAAATAAAAAAAGACGCCTTGATTGGCGCCTGGTTCATATTCTCTATATATTGTATTGTCAATATAACGTCAATTTCTTAATTATTGCTTGAACAAAGGGTGCTCCCAATAGTAATTCGCAATAGTCGGTACATTTTTGTGTAATACGTTTTCAAAGTTGATTTTATCAAGCGTGTCTTTATTCATGCCGATTTCAACAACTACTCCATCTGATGTTTTACCGTATGCATCTGTTAGTTCTGTATAGTAAGACACATCGACATCATTTGCGCCATTGAGTAAAGATTCTTCACGTACTTTTTCAGCAATATCTAGCATGTCCATATAAGTACCCTTAAGCATCATGTTTTGTGTAAAATTATCTTGCAATGTTACTTGTATCCAAAGTGTATTATCTTCAAATTTATGGCTTCGGTAATTTTCTTTTCCTACAACAGCAATAACCGCGTCTTTTACTTTCTCGTCAATTGTTCGATTAGCAAGACGTTCTTTCTCTGCTTTTTCTTCAGCAGCCTTTTTCTCGGCTTCAGCCTTTTGTTTAGCCTGCTCTTTCTCTTTTTCTTTAGCTAATTCAGCCTCTATTTTCTTCTGTTTGGCATCCTTTTCAGCTTGAACTTCAGCTTTTTCCTCCGCCTTTTGAGCCTCTAACTTATCGCTATATCCTGTAATCTCAGAAACTTTACCGATGATAAACAATGCTAAGAAAACTATACCGATCCATTTCCAAACCTTCTTTTTTGTATACCACGGCTTCTTCTCGTTCATACAACTACCTCCACTTGATATATTTACCTGTTATATGTATATTTTACGACAAAGTACGTAGGTATTTTGGATTAATTGTAATTAATTAAGAAAATTTGTTGCATATGACGTACTGCTAGTGTGCTACTAGAGGTAAGGAGGTCATCAAATGCAAATAATCGATTATCAGACAACTAAATTCGTTATGATACCACAATCACTAGCACTCGATAAATCGTTAACACATCGAGATAAAATGGTATACATAGCGCTTAGTCTATTTACGGACAACAATAGTAAACAAGCATACCCAAGCGCACAGAAACTTGCTGAAATAGTTGGTGTTGGTCGTAATAGTGTATTTAGGGCGTTAAAATCTCTAGAATCTGTAGGCTATATTCGGAGAGAAAAACGAGTTTTTGGGCAAGGGAAACAGACAACAAACGTCTATTATTTACTCGATAAAAGATGATAGGGGTGTCAGATGGAATATGCCTCAGGGGCGTCAAGCTAGATACACGAACTATACTACTTTCTTTTTAACTAAACTAATATCTTTAAAATATTAACGAGTCTTTATGCATTCGCATAAATCCTCTATGTCGCTATTGCTCCATATCAATATAATCTTTGAATATCTTAATCTAAAAAGTATATCGCAAATAAAAGAAGGAGGTTGCTATGAAACGTAATCAATTACTTAACCAGCAAACATGTTGTAACCACGTATTCAGTTTTTCAATACAAGATGGCGATTATGTTTTTAAATGTGAAAGCTGTTCGTTAGTACAACGCTATACAGACGATTCTAAATTTATGGGTTTGCCATATGATAATGATCTAATTGTCGGTGATTGGCAAACATTTAATGTTGAATTAGTAGAGGTGGTTTAAAAATGGCACAGTATTATTATGACAAGTTTACATCGATTAAAAATGAGACATACGACTATTACGAGAGTGTAGCTATTCCAGGAACCAGAATAGCAATAAGTAATGTCGATGTAGTACAAATGCTTAATCCACTAATTCCTGATAATTTGGGCGCTGGTACTGTAATAAACCCGACTACTGCGTATAATGGTATTTCCATTGATAAAACAGGTAAGATTGGAATGGAGAAACCTATTGTAAATCGTGACCTTAAAGAAACGGTGTTTAAAACTTTATACGAGTTCACTACTAACTACGGTTCATACGGTCATAGATATTGTTATATGCAATTTACAGGTCCCGGAGCCGGAACATATAAGGTTAATATGTTCGCTGATTACGAGGAGCAGAACCCAGGGCACTTCTACACGGTAACTATTTATAAATTAACGCCTGTTGTTATCAAGACAACCTACTCAAAAGGCGCACTCGTACAGGCGAACATAGCAGCAGAAGATGGCACGTACCCAGCAGATGGGCGCCATACTGACGGCTACTGGTACGTTAAAAAGGGAGCCGTGGGACCGACGCCACCAGGGACGGTAACACCTATTATTACGTCATTATTACGACCTACTGCGAATGCAAAATTTGTATACCTTGACAATGGGTGGCTAGTTGCTGCGCCGTATATAAAAGATACTAATACAGCGTTATTCGTATCAAAAGATAACGGCGTAACATGGGAACAAGGGTACATGCTAGGTATTGGAGGTGTGAAAGACACTACCATATGCGCCGTAGGTAATAGCGTGGCATGGATAGTACAAAAAGACGCTCAGTTATTGTATTACTTGTATAACTTAGAAACTCACACATTGACGGTAACGGGCGCAATCCTTGCAACAGATGCGATTTCACAAAACGGCGCTGGTGCAAGTATGTTCTATGACAAGTCAACAGGCATCCTACACTTAGCGTTTAGTGTGAGAACTAGTATCTACCCATCAAATTATAATATTAGATACATGAATTGTGTTGCCGCTCAAGGAAACGCGTGGACTAATGCCAAGATGCTTACAAACTCTACAGAGTTAAATAAGGACAATTACGCGCCATCTATTGTGGCAAAAGGAAACAAAATCTGGATAGCCTATAGCATTGTACAAGGTAGTGTGTTCTCCATTGGCATCCTATACAGTACAAACAATAGCGCAACATTTAATAATGCGTACCCGGTGTCTGCTAGCGTACAACTAGCTACAGCGCCTAAACTAATTATGGATAGTAATGACCGTTTTCACTTGATTTATCTAAAAACGACGACTACTAATGGTGTTGCGCAATTAACGACACTGTGGTCTGATAGCGGTACTGCATGGCAAGAACCTACAGGAAATTTTTTAAATGATAACAAATGTACAAGTGCCACGATAACTTACGATAAAACAAACGGCAATCTATGGGCTATGGGTTTTAGTCCAGCAACTAGTAATGTTTACGCCTTTATGTCCAAAGACAGGGGGTTATCATGGGAATCATCAACGCTAGTAAATACGGACAGCCAATACCCTCAGTTACTACACGACCCAGAATTCCGTCTTTCGTTTGGTAGAAATACAGGTTCGCCACCTCCTTACATTCATGAAACATCGGATAAAGGGGTATTGTTGGCGGGTGCCATCGTCAAAAATAACCCACCGTCAATCGCCGTTTTATCGCCTAGCGACAATCAAACGCTTTACGAAAATGACACGTTCAATATTTCAGGCGATGCATACGACGCTGACAAAGATCAGTCAGTTACATCTTATTATCAAATCAATAGCGACTCCAAGAAGGTCTTAACAACAAATATTAGTCAAACGCAAATAATGTTATCTAAGCAACTTAAATTTAAAGCTGGCAAACTTTACGATGGCGAATCGGCCATTACAGGAACTCTCGCTGAAGGTGTAGCTCATGCATTGAAAGTGTGGGCAGAGGACAGTGAAAAAGCTTCTTCTACAATCGTCGAACGATCATTTTATGTCGTACCTAACAGAGCACCTCTACTAACAATTGATGAAGTCATACCAAGCGGAACAATCAACACTGATAAATTTAAAATAAGTGGAACTGCATCGGATCAAGATGCGAATTCCTCCGTAAAGGTAGCCTATAGAATCAATGCAGGTAATGCAGTCGAAATTTACAATGGTACAGGTGGATCGTGGAGATTTGACGTTTTTCTAACGCAACTTTTGGTTGGTGAAAATACGATTGTAGTTGAAATTGTTGACAACTACGGTGCTAAAACTAGTAAAACTATTAAACTCAGAAAAACTGAGAATAATAAGCCTGTCTTAAAATCAGTTGCTCGCTATAAAATTGAACCGCCACAGGGAACTGCTAAAGGTGTCCTATTCTGGATTCAACGTGATGAAAAGCTTACTATGAATACAGAAATATCCATGACAGAACAGAGTGAACCAGAGGAGTTTGTAGAACTTACCTCAATAAATACAGTGGCGCTTAAACAAGGTATAGTGGAAGACGAATTCTACTATGAGACCGGTGAAGCTAAAGAAAATATTATTTTAAAAATCCAAATGACAAGACCAGATGAGACTGTTAATAATAAGATTCATTTAATATCAGGTGTAATAGATTAATAAAAGAAGGAGCAGCATAGAAATTAATAATACAATACACATCAAAATATTAAATGTTGAATTAGGGGAGGTAGTATAAGGATGGCTTTATATTATTATGACAAGTTTACATCAATAAAAGACGAGACACCAATTTATAATTGGCAGGTTGTATGGGGGGCTGAACAAGAAGCGTATGATGGAACATATGCGGGAAACACTTCATATTACTTAGATAGTGAAGGTTACGTTCAATTGTCAGGTTCTTATGTAAATTATGATTCAGTAAATGGCCCAACCGGTACTCTATATAGTGGTGGAGGCAGAGACGTATATCGATCTACAGCTACCCTAGGTTCAAAAGTCAAAAAAACAACAGGTAAATCAACGTATGTTCAAACAGGTACTAATACATCGTACTCCAAAGGTTCGTTAGTACAAAGTAATATCGCTGTAGAAGAAGGAACATACCCGGCAAACGGACGACAGAGCGATGGCTATTGGTATGTTAAAGGTGCAGCAGTTGGACCAGTACTTCCTGGACAAGTTATTAATCAACCGTATAGCGTAAACGGCAACGGGGGGCGTAAGTTAGTCAGAGTATCAGACGGAACATTAATGACGGTCATTAGAAACGTCGATTATATTAAAGTATATATATCGCAAAACGAAGGATCATCATGGACGTATGCTACTCAACTTGGTTTAGCTGGTGTAGATACTACAGATGTAGTTATAACGGTTATAAATGCTAATGAGGTTGGGTTTATGTACTCGTATGGTAACTCTATTCGTTTTAGAAAATTAGTGAGAAATGGTAGTATTTTTTCGTTCGCCGCTGAGACAACACTTGATTCACCAACATCAGTAGCAACTATGTCTTTAGCATTTGATCCGACGTCCGGATTTTTGCACGCGGCGTGGTCGTGCGTAACATCAACATACCCAAATGCATGGAATATTCGTTATGCTAGGAGTACTAACGGCGGTGTTTCCTGGGAACCTGTTGTTAATGCAACAAGCTTTAATGTTTCCAGTACACACAACTCAACACCTACGATAGTGGGTAGAAAAGACACCGTTCCTGTTATCATTTATCAGCAGTACGATGGTTCTATTTACAACATAATAGCTAAGAGATACGAAAATGGTTCATGGCAAGAAAGCAAAATCTATAGCGGAGGCAGTTTTCAACAACTTAATCCGTCGGCAGTCATCGACAAAAACGGCAATATTCATGTAGCGTGGCAAAGTAAGGGGGAAGGTAGTAAGTACAGTATAGTTTACTGTAAGTCATTAGATGGGGGCGCTACTTGGAGAACTCCTGAAGGTGTAACAGGTTATGACTACAGTTGGTTTAACCCATCCCTTTCAGTCGATAGTTCCGGTAAAGTAGCTGTTGTATACGCAGGAATAAACCCATCAATATCAACTACAGTCAACAATATTATAGCGCGTTACGTTATTAACGGTGCGTGGTATAATGTGCCGGCAGTGACAAGCAGAACTAGCGGTGAAGCAACGTTACCATCAGTTTTACAAGATAACTCTTATAGTGGTAATTTCGGTACAATTCCGGCTTTGGTTTATCAATTAACTAATACTAGTATCGAATATACAGGGACATATACACAGAATAGTGCGCCGTCTATTGCTGTTGTATCTCCAACGGACAAGCAGACACTATACGAAAATGATGTAATGAATATTAACGGAGATGCCTATGATCAAGATAAAGACCAATCAGTTACAGTGTATTATCAGATCAACAGCGATTCACGAAAAGTTTTAGCGACAAATGTCAGTCAAACGCAAATATCATTATCAAAACAGCTTAAATTCAAAGCCGGAAAACTTTACGATGGTGATATAGCTATTACAGGTAATCTAGCTGATGGTGTAGCGCACAAATTAAAAGTGTGGGCTGTAGACAGCGAAAACGTATCGTCATCAGTCGTTGAAAAATCATTCTATGTTGTACCTAACCGAGCTCCGTTATTGTCTGTAGATACTGTTGTACCTAGTGGATCCATTGATACTGATAAATTCACAATTAGTGGTACTGCCTATGATCAAGATGCAAATTCAACAGTTACAGTAAATTACCAAATTAACAGCGCTAAAGCAGTTGAGATTTATAGTGGTACAGGCGGAGAATGGAAATTTGAAGTCTTGTTGGAACATTTACGAGTTGGCGAAAATCAAATACTGATTGAAGTCATTGACAATTACGGAGCAAAAACGAAGAAGAAAGTTACGCTAAATAAGAATGAGATTAATACACCTGTTTTAGAGTCTGTTGCACGCTATAAAATTGAGCCACCCAAAGGAATAGCTAAAGGAGTATTATTTTGGATTCAACGTGATGAAAACCTTATTCTTAATGCAGAGTTATCTATGACATCAAAGAATGAACAAGAGGAGTTTGTAGCTCTTACACCAACAGGTACTGAAACTGTTAGACAAGGAATTGTAGAAGATGAATTTTACTATGAAACAAAGGAAGCTAAAGAAAGTATTATTTTAAAAGTCCAAATGAAAAGACTAAATGCAAACATTGATAATAAGATTTATTTAATATCAGGTGTATTTGATTAAAAAACGCTTTTTAAACCCTGATTTAACGCAAAATAAATAGGGGGTAGTGTAATAATTACCCTTTATTCTTTTAAGGAGCGAAGAAAATTGAAAACTAAAAAGTCTAATCATTATACGGAAATGTCAATAGACAGATGGAATAGCGCGCATTTTCAAGCCTACTTACGCGATCAACACGTTAGATACTATGGAATTCAATATACCTGCGCAGGTGGTGTAGTAGCCGAACGTAATTTAATTACAAAATACATCGGAACAGCTCGTAAGACAGGTCTGTATCGTAAAGAGACGGTAAAAGCGTTTATTGATGCATGTTTCATGCACTATAAACCTACGCAACAATATCCTGGATTGACATTCTGGTTCATGGTGACGTATATGACACGATTGTTGCAACAGGCAGAATTGATTGAAAAACGGAAAGAAGCGACAGAACAAGCGAAAGAAGAGTATAAGGAAGTGGCAGAATGGCTATAGTTCAAAATTGCATACTTAACGAACGCAATCGCAATGGTTGTTCATCATGTCCGCCAACATGCCCACATAAAATCAGCCTCACTGGCTTAAACGGAAAAGGCGGACGCATTGCATCAGCAGGCGCACCTTCTAGTTATAGAGATTTGACATTAAAAAACTCACCTGCACGAGATACACAGTCAAAGGCGTACGATTTATTGGAGAAATATATTGCGACTTATCAACGTATATTCGACGCAGGAAACAATCGCATTAAGTCCTTGTATCTTTACAGTGAGTCTCCGGGAACTGGTAAAACAACTACTGCCGTAGTTGCCATGAACGAATATATCATTACAACTTATTTGGGAGCATTGAAACACGGAGTTCAACCAATTCAACAACCAGCACTATTTTTAGACATTAACGAAATGCAGACAAAGTATAATCTTGCAACTATGACAAATGACGAGAACGGATTAAACGAAATTAAATCCATCATCAAGCGAGCATCAAGTGTAGATTTCTTAGTTTGTGATGATATAGGTTTGCGCGGTTCAACTGAAAGTTTTAGATCATTAGTACATGCGATTATTAACGCAAGAACAACTTCGGATAAGCCAACAGTATACACAAGTAATGTTCCTATTAATGAGTTAGCTTCCGTTTTCGATGCGCGATTGGCAGATAGAGTTCGGGATCAATGTGCTGTAATCGCATTTGAGGGTGGATCCAAGCGTGGTAGACGGTAAAATTGGGATGTAAATCTATATACTTTTAAATAAATTTTGGTTTATGGACAAATATTGTCCAGTTCGTTCAGTATACTTAAATTATACATTCGAACGGAAAGAATCGAGTAAAGACGGTATTACCAGACGGTAAATACCATGTATGTAGTTAGCGTTTATTATACCATAAACGGGATAGAGGACAAATTTTAGGATAGCCAGCACATAGTCGCACAATTTTGGAGTCAGGCTACAGCAGAGGAGGTTTGACGCCATTTTAACGCATATTAGAACTGCTGTCGAGATAATATTTATCGTGATAGCTATTGCATTAATTTTTGCAGATCAATATATAAATTTTACAGAATATCGGAAAAATAAGAGTAAAGAATAAGTCAGGTGCTTTATTTAATATAAGCATATAAATTACGATTTAGACTTATTTACAGGAGGTGGGACTCTACGTGAGTAACAATGGAACGCTATTATTATCAAAAATACTTGATGACAATGATGTACAAGCACTTACGCGACACAATATTACTGCAGGGCATTTTAAAGTCGAAGCTGACCGCAAAGCCTACGAATTTATTCGCAATTATGCCGAACAAAATAGAGGAGAATCACCATCATACGCTACGGTAGTCGAACAAGTACCCGATTTCTTTTATGTACCACAAGTGAGTGATAGCTACGAATGGTTGACGCGTCGTTTGTTAAATGACGCTGGACGAGTAGAGTTTGTGGATGTTGTACAAAACGATATTCAACCGTTATTTGACGAATACAAAAATGATGTCCATACGCTCATTGACAAGCTCATGGAAAAGTTTGATAATATAAAATACAGAACAAACGTTCGTGAAAAAGTTGGTACGGATGTCAAAAATGATACTTCAAAATTCCTTGATGAATTTGACCGTCGTAAAAATGGGGAATCGTTTAAAACTTGGAAATCGAACTTTTCGAACATTGGCGAATATGTCAGTGGAAACATGTACGTATTCTATGCGAAGTCAGGACGTGGTAAATCGGTAATCACTTCGATTGAAGAAGCGCTAAATATGGCGATACAAGGCGCTAATGTACTCATATGGTCGATGGAGATGCCATGGTTTGAGGTACTTGTACGATTGTATGTCGCGTTATCGGGACGTAAAGGGTTAACACAAGTAAATGTTGCAGGACTTGATTTATCCGGTGGTTTTAACGCAAATGATGTTCGTAATGGCAATATGGCGTATGAGTTCGAAATTGCATTTCGTGCATTTTTAGATACGTTAAATGACGAGATTCCTGGCAACCTTATTGTACGAGGAGTTGATGATGACGATTTTAGCAATCGATCGCTAAAACAGTTAGAGTCGGACATTTTACAAACGAAGGCAGATGTCGTCGTTATTGATCCATTTTATTATTTAGACTACGAAAAAAACACATCAAAGACTGCTGGTGGAGATGCAGCAGATACATCGAAGAAATTGCGTAGACTTACAGGGACTTTGCAAGTAGTAACGTTGGCGATTACGCAAGCAGAAGAAGGTAAGGAGAACAAGGACGAAGATGGTGTTCGTGAACTTGCACTACCAGAACGTGAAGGTGTTAAGAAAACGAAGGCTTTGCTTGAAGACGCATCTATGTTAGTCGCAATAGACACAGATTACAAGCAAGGTCGAGGGCTTGTAGGAATTAATAAAGGACGTAATGGTGGTGAGGGAGAAGTAGTTGAGATTTTGTATGTTCCGCAAGTTGGAGTGGTAAGAGAAATTGAAGTTGGTGAGGCATCAGTTGCGCAGTTTGACTTCTAATTTGGAAAAAGTGGATAGTTTAGGTTCTTCGTTGTACCGAAAGGGAAATTTAGAAAAAGTCTTTGCGCACTTAGCGCTCAAGAATGGAATTTGTAGATTTTTTTAGCAAATTAGGGGTTAACGCTATGCTAATATAAAGGAGTGGTCGATATTGGTAAACATAAAAATACGTGGGCACGATGTTCGAATAGACATACGAGCTGAATTAGAAGAATTCGAATGGCATCGTGCAAAATGGACGAGCAATAAGCTTATAGCAGCGTCACCATTTCGATATGATCGTTCACCTTCTTTCTTTGTCTTGCTAGAAGAAAATGGAGAGTATCCGGCTGGATCATGGGGCGATTCAGGTGCTTATGATGACGAATGGAAGTCAGGTGGTATAGTTAAGTTACTTTCCTTCCTACGTAATGAAACGTATGAGGAAACGCAAGATTATCTTATATTGAAATCTGGCGAATTTTCGATAGATGGTGATGTAAGGATCGTTTTACCGAGATTCAATTTAGAACCATTTAAAAGAAACCTGCAACGTGACATCATTGAGATACAACAATCCCCATATTTAACCAATCGCGGAATTTCGTTAGAAGTACAGATTGAGGCAAAGGTTGGGAAGTCCAGTCATTACGGCTTTGTTGCCATTCCCTGGTACTCACCTGACGGGCAGTTGTCCAACGTAAAATATCGCGCTACAAAGGGTAAAACATTTTTCTACGAACGTAATGCAAAACCTATTCGGGAGCTTGTTTTTGGTGCAGATTTATATAATCAATCATATGATGATTTAATTATTTGCGAGGCGGAAATAGACGCTTTGTCGTGGCGTGTCGCAGGATATAATGCTGTCGCAATCGGAGGTGTATCATTTACAAAACAACAAGTTGATATAATTCGTAGACTTCCGTTTAAAAGGTTAGTAGTTGCGGGAGATAACGATAAGGCTGGATTTAGATTTAACGAGCAGATTGTACAAGCGTTAAAAGGGCGTGACTTAGCCGTCATACAGTGGCGTAATTGTCCGTTTAAAGATGCAAACGATCTTTTACTAGCGAAAGGAGATAATGCCTTACATGCCTTAGCTGACAGTGCCAATATAATCAATCATCTACATGTTCAACTATTTGGTCAATAGAGACAGGTAAGTACGTACACAATTTATCTAATACGTGCATGGATACGTTTCCAATAATAACTTAGATTCACATTTTAGTAATTTATTTAAAAAATATCCCAGTAATTGTTGCAAACAAGGGTGCGTTAGTGTGCTTTATATAGTATAAGGTAAGAGTACAAGGAGGAACAAAATGCAAGAACTAACAATTGTATATCGAGATAGATCTATTATGACATATGTCCAACAGAAGGTTAGTGAGATTTCACATATAATAACCAATACTTGCAAGTTGGAAAGGCGTATCTACTCACAATTAGCAGCATACTATGCGACTGGAAAGAGTGGATATAGACACGCATGTCGGTTGGTTAACAGAGAAATAAAACTGGCAATGAATCAGTACAGAAAACAAAATGCAGTGTCATTTGACTCGATAGTAAGTAAAAACGATTTTGGCGAATCGTTAAAGTTTGAACCGAGAGATGCTTTGGCGGGCGTCGAGGAGTCGGTGATAGAAAAATCCTCATTAAACGAAAAAATCCGCAGCTTGGCGGCTACGGACTTGGAAAAATTTGTTCTCAACGCTTGGATTGACAAAAAATCTGACAGCGATATTGCCAAGGAGTTGGCGCTCCGTTTTGGAGGCAATTCTCGCAGTCTCCGTATTTGGGTCCAACGTTATAGAACGAAGTGTCAGGGTCGTTTAGAAAAAGAGTGTGTTGCAAACAACCTCTTAATCAAACACGCATGACTATCAAATTGTAGTAATCTTGACGGACACACGCCTCAGAAACGGAAGTGTCAGTCACGCTTAACCAAGCGACATACAGGCGTGTTTAATTACGTCGTATGTATTCCTTTTAAAAGTTAATTAAACGATGGCGGTATTTATGCAATTATTAATTTTATTGCCTATAGTCAACCGCCTTTAAAGGAATTATAGCATGAGTTCGTTATTTTTAAACACGAAATGCTTAAAAACCTATGGAGAGTGAGCGAAAATGGTACTATTCTACGCCGAATGTGAGGATATTTCTCAGGTAAATATTACTCGTTTTAATAATTCTGCATATATTTCACAAACGTATTTTGACTATCACGGATGTCTGCCAAAATACGAGGATGATGCAGATAACATTGACTTTTTAAAAGTCATTAAACTTATGTGAAATTAACGCTAGTGTAACGTTAAAAGTTTGGCAGGCAGCTAGCGTCTGCCCGTTCGTTAATGTATCGAAGGAATATTCGCCCTCCTTCCTTTCCTTTACTGCCTTCGGTACATTAACGGACGGTGACATTCACTGTTCAAAAAAACTAAAACCAATGAAAAGGGGACGATGCTTTAATGACAAACTTTACAACAGGTGCAGACGCTTTGGCAGCATTAAACTCTAACAACGAATCAAGTAATAACCGAGAATTTACTTCGATAAAATCTGGCAGTAAGTTCATTGTTCGTGTTATTGACAAAGCAGCCGTACAAATGGCGTACAGCTACGGTATTTTCAAGCAAGTGAATTCGTTTGTGGCGAAAGAACCTTCTATCAAAACGCCTAACGGATTCCCTACGGATAACTTAACTCCGTGGGATAAAGCGTACAAGTACCACAAGGATAAATCTAAAGATTTTAACGACGAACACGGTCAAGAAGCAAGTAAATATCGTGCTAAACAACGATTTGCAATGGCGTTCTTTGATCTAGATAAAGGCGAATACATTATCGTTGATCTATCTAAAAAGCAGGCACAGTCTATTGCAACAGTTATCAGTAAAAACGAGAGCAAGCTCGGTAAAAAAGGATTTGAACTCGAAAAAGTTGGATCAGGCACATCGACAAGTGTTATGTTATCGCCACTCGATTTAGAAGATTTAACAGAAAAACAACGTGCTAACTTCGATAAAGCACCAACAGAGTTTGACCAAACTGTATTTAACGGTATCTGGTACGAACAAAATGAAGCACAAATGATTGAATTACTAAAACAAGCAGGCTTTGACGTAAGTTTAGTAGGTTATGACAACGTATCTTCGACGCGAAATGAAAATGCTGACGATGAGCCATTGCCATTCTAGTACAAGGAAGTGACGTAAATGACGCAGAAAAACAGCCGACTTTCTACTTCTAGCATCGGCAGACATTCGGAACTACTAGCAATGGCTGCGTTAATTGCTGACGGTTGGGTGGTTCATGAAACCACCACACCAGAAGCACATGACTTATTAGCAATAAAGGCTGGTAAGACGCAACGTATACAAGTTAAAACGATTAAACAACGAGAAAAAGATGACGTCCTATACTACGTAATTCGCGGTTTAAAAAACAGTGGTCAGGTATACGACTTAACGGACTGTGATTCATTTATCGGTGTAATTGGGGAACACGTTTATTTAACTGAAAATCGTGTTATAAGTGAGTATTGGTGTAAGTCAGCCGATGTATCAAAAAAATGGCGGTATCTGCCTCTTAAAATCTCTGAAAATGCGTAAGGAGAGATGATGACGATGCAATTAAAAATTCAATTGAATATGTCAAAACAAACGTCCTCCTCGACTGCATTAAAGGATGCAAGTAAACGTAAGGCTAGCGCAAATGAAACAATCGAAGAAGCATGGGTTCGAATTCTATCTATGAAAAATAGTAATGCTGATTTGCGCAAGTTATACGAAGTAAAAGGAGCAATGGCTGCTGGAATAGTTGGTCGTGAAGAATCCAGTGCTGGTAAACGATTTAGCAAGGCGGAGGCTTTACGCTTATATGCTACATTACAACAGGAGAGAATCAATCAAATTAGACAAGAAATGATTGAGCAAACTCCAGATAATTACTGGTTAGTTACAACTTCGGATCAATTAGATGAATTATGCAAGCTGTTGGATAATGAAATGGAAATATGTTTTGACGTAGAGACAACTGGCACAGACGTTTACAAAGACTTTATTGTAGGGCAAGTAATTTCAGCAGTTAAAGCAAACATTCATGTTTATATACCGACTAAACATGAGACAGATTTTCAACAACTTGACCATGATTACGTCATACAGAAATTAAAGCCTTATTATGAAAATGAATCACTCGGTAAAATCGCGCACAACGCAAAGTTTGATATTCACATGTTGCGAAATGAGGGCGTTGATTTACAAGGACTCGTATTTGATACACAAGTAGCCTGTCATGTTCTAAATGAAAACGAGGAAAGTAAGGCACTAAAAGACTTGGCAACGAAATATCTAAGAATACCTTCGTTAAAATACAGTCAATTGTTCGGTAAACTAGGCTTTCATCAGGTACCAATGGATTTAGCACTTGCCTACGCAGCTAAAGATGGGGACATTACAATTAAACTTCGAGACTTTCAACGTCACCATTTAGAGAGAACGCAGTTATATGAGTATTACATGGCAGTGGAAAATCCGTTAATTTCTGTTGTGGTTGATATGGAACGAGCAGGATTGTATTTAGACGAAAAACGAGTTGAACAATTAGCGACCGAAGAAAAAAAGAAGTTAGATAGCCTTGATATTGAAATGCGAAAGTCATTCGAGGTAGATAATGAATTCAACTTTAACAGTACTCAGCAATTAAGGTCTCTTTTATACGATCAACTGAAGCTCGATAAATATCTCAATAAAACCGACTTAAAACGTGGTGACAGTGGGTATTATTCAACTGATAAAACAGCTTTACAAATACTCGCTAATCATCATGACGGTGTTGCTATGTTATTAAAATATCGTGCAGCGTCAAAAACTTTCGGCACTTACTTCGACAGTATGCCTCGCCAGGTCCAGTCAGATGGACGGGTACATGGCGAATTTAATCAGGACACTACAGATACAGGGCGTTTCAGTAGCCGAGAACCGAACCTACAAAATTTACCCGCAGTTGCCAAGACGATGTTTGTTGCGCCACCAGGTTATGTCATTCTTAGCGGAGACTTTTCTCAACAAGAGCCACGGATATTAACACATGCCAGTGGAGAACCGTACTTAACCGAAATTTATACTACAGGCCAAGACTTATATACAATGGCTGCGTCAAAGTTATTTAAGAAACCGCCAGAAGAATGTGGAGATGGTTCGAAATACCGAAAAATGATGAAAACAGGTATGCTTGCAGTTATGTACGGCACTGGTCCATACACACTCGGAAAGCAGCTAGGTATTACAAAAGAAGAAGCACAGGCGTTCATTGACGATTTTTATGAAGAATATACGTGTGTTCGTGACTTCATGAACGGGTTAGTAAATCATGCTAAAAAGCATGGATATATCCGCATGTTATTTGATCGCAAACGTCGCGTACCGTTGATTAGATCGAGAGACTATCGGGAAAAGGCGCGAGCAGAACGACAAGTTAAGAATAGTTACGTACAGGGCAGCGCTGCTATTCAAACTAAAAAGACTATGATCGAAGTCAGCAAGCTGTGTAAGAGAAAAGGTAACTGGTTCCCTGCGTTTAGTATCCATGATGAAATTGGCGTATATGTGCCAAATACCATTACACGAGAAGAAGTAGCAGAATTTGAAGCAGTTATGTTAAATACGGTTAAATTAAATGTTCCGAATAAAACCGACCTTGAAATCAGCTTACGCTGGGGGGAAGGTATGTCGGTAAATGAATGGTTTAATAACAAGGAGGAACTAACGTGGGATTAACGCAAATTAAGATTAGGAAACTATCAAAGCCCAATTGCCGACCGTGCCAAGTATTAGGGTATGCACTAGCCGAAGAAATGACGGAATTAGAAGCACTTGGCGCAACAGTAATCGAGCATGATATTACTCAAGAAACAGAACTAGTCGATAAATATAAAATTACGAGTGTTCCAGTTCTTATATTTGAACGAAACGGTATTGAAATGGCGCGAATTAACGGTATATGTAACATTACGGAGGTATTTGATGCAGTAAAACAAGCAAGGGAGAGTCGATAATTTGAACAATGAGGCACTTACAGCTTTATATGGCGACAACAATAAGCAGTTTTTAATGGATAAATACGAAGAAGGCGCAGAGTTAGCACAGCTATTTCAATCGCAATTTGACATTTATTATGCGTCTCCAACATCTAGTTTTCACGATAACAAAATAGCTCGGAATTTTTACGAGCAGCGTTTACGGCATATCAATTTTACTCCGTATCCAAATGACGGGCTTGTAACGTTCGGCGCGTCAGGAACGAACAAATGCGATCGTGAAATCTTCTTTAAAAATGCGAAAGTTAAAGTAGAAAAGACACCAGACATTCCATTTAGAGGACGTCAACGCCGTGTAGGTAGCGCAGTTATCGAATACTTACAATTAGACATTGCACACATGGAAAAGCGACTAGGAAATGATGCATTATTTACTTTTGCAATAACATCCGATGGCGATTATGCGATGGAGGATGCTATGCAAGTACGTCAAGTGATTGAGCATAATGGTGTTAAATTTGCTATTACAGTTAAGCCGGATGGAATCCTAAACTATGCAAATGATCCAGAGCGACGTTTCATCTTTGAATATAAAACAAAGGCTTCTGGGGTCGTTGAAATGAACGGAAAGCTCGATTATAACGGAGCGCAAGCCGATCATTTACGCCAAGTAACTGCAGAAGCGATTGTGTACGGAATTAACGAAGGCTTTGTAGTGTACGAGTCGATGCATAAGCCGTCTTGGTTCTCAGATGAAGAACGTAAATCAGTACCTAAAACACGTAAGACTTGGCATAACGGCAAACCTTTACCTGACTTTCGAGCGATGTACTTCTATATTACGGATGAAATGAAGAATGAATTGCTTGATGATCTATCACGACAAGCTGAGCTAGTATATAACGGTGAGATACCTGGAATGAACGTAGAGATGACCTCAAAATGCGGTTTTTGTCCATTTAAATCTCACTGTAAAAAAGTCTTAACAGACGTTGAATTAACGCGTTTGGTTGAAGTTGAAAAAACAATGTCAAAGTCTAACATGGCAGGCAAACAGGAACATACGAATCTACGAAACTATTTAGCAGAGGGTGTTTAATTATGATACTTGCGCTAGATACCTCGCTAACAAAGTCAGGGTGGGTGGTCTTGTCTGTTCATGAAAGAAAAGCAACAGTAGTTAGTTACGGTTTAATTAAAACTAACGCAAAGTTGAGTGATGGAGAGCGATTACGAGAGTTACATTCGGGGATTCTCGCAATTCTCGGAAAGTATCCTGATATTGGCTCGGTTATTCCAATTGAGGACGGCATTGTTCGCTTTAATACCGCAACTAAGCAGATTGCAAAAGCGCGGGGAGTTATCGAGTTTAGCCTCGCTGATTACCAGCTAGAGCCAATCAATATTGCGTCAGTTAAGAAATGGGCACGAGAAGTTACAGGAGTTACCGGAAAAGACGGAATGAAGAAGGAAAACGTAGAGTTAGCCGTTAAGAAATACTTCGGAATTGACGAATTACGCAACAATAAAGGCGGAGATATTTCTGATTCAATCGCGGTTGGCATTGTTTACTTAAAACGAAAGGGTGTAATTGATTAAATGACGCAAAACAAACGTAAAAATATGGGATTTGTTGCTAGTACTCTAGCATTTATTCTAATAGTATTTCTTCTGATTATTTCTTTTGCAGTATTGCCATTGCTGGCACTATTAGTCGGCATGGGGTTCGGTTATGTGCTAGAGGCCTTTACAGGTGATTACGTTGTACAAGCGTTCAATGCACTAGGATTAACTAATGTAAGAGAAGATGACCTGCCAAAAGTCTTCGGATTGTTAACACTAATCACTGCAATTTTAGGTGTTGCATTTGTAGGGGCTAACAAGAGTAAGGGCGACGATAAATGCTAATTTATTACGCGAGTCTGACTGGAAATGTACAGCGGTTTGTTGAAAAGCTAAATATTGAAGCGAAGTGCATTCGTGAAGAAAACGCATCAGAGCCTTATGTATTAATTACTTATACATTTGGCTTTGGTGAAGTACCAATAGAGGTCAAGAAATGGCTGCGAAATAACGGACATTTAATGCGTGCTGTAGCCGTTAGTGGTAATCGTAACTGGGGAGTTAATTACGGTAAAGCTGGCGACTTAATAGCACAGGAATATGGTGTACCTCTACTGCAGAAATTCGAGCTGGCAGGTACAGATGAAGATGTGCTAATTTTTAACGAGAGGATGTCGATGGTTTGCGATACTACGAATTAAATAATGAGATAATGCTGCAAGGTGATAAAGACATTTACCAATACGAAAAAGATCAGGAAGCAACTCGCGCTTACTTTTTGGATTACGTCAATAAAAAGACCATGTTTTTTCATAACTTACATGAAAAACTTAACTACTTATTTGAAAATAACTATTACGAACAAGAGTTATTCGATCAATACACATTTGAACAGGTAAAAGCAGTTTACAAGCGTGCTTATGCGAAGAAATTTCGTTTTCCTTCTTTTATGTCAGCATACAAGTTTTATAATGACTATGCTTTAAAGACGGACGATGGAGAATGTATCTTGGAACGCTATGAAGATCGTATAGCAGTAAATGCTTTATTCTTTGCGAAAGGTGATCCGCAAAAGGCGCTTGATTATGCAGACTTGCTAATCGAACAAGAGTATCAACCGGCTACACCAACATTTTTAAATGTCGGACGTAAACGTAGGGGCGAATTAGTGTCGTGTTTCTTAACGGAAGTAGGCGACAGTTTAAACGATATTAACATGGCAGAATCAACTGCAAAACAGCTTTCAAAATTAGGCGGTGGCGTATCATTAAACCTTTCCAATATCCGTGCAAAAGGTGAATCCATTAAAGGTATTAAAAACGTTGCTAAAGGCGTCGTAGGCGTTATGAAGATGCTTGATCATGCTTTTCGTTATGCGGACCAAATGGGACAACGCCCTGGGGCTGGAGCAGCTTATTTAAACGTCTTTCACGCAGACATTAATGATTTTCTTGATACAAAAAAAATTAGTGCTGATGAAGATGTACGAGTAAAAACGCTATCCATTGGCGTCGTTATTCCAGATAAGTTTATCGAACTTGCCCGAGAGAATAAGCCGGCTTATGTGTTCTACCCGCATACTGTAGAGATGGCAACAGGAGAACGTTTCTCAAACATAGATATATCCAGACGTTATGATGAATTAGTGGCGAATCCTACGATTCGAAAAGACCGAATTAATCCACGCCAATTGCTTGAAAAGATTGCTGCACTTCGCTTTGAGTCTGGGTATCCGTATATCATGTTTAGCGACAATGTGAACAATGTTCATGCGTTAGATGGCACTGTTAAATTTTCGAATTTATGTAGCGAAATTTTGCAACTATCAGAGCAATCTACGTATACAGATTACGGACAATCTGATGAAATTGGTTTAGATATTTCATGTAACTTAGGATCTTTAAATATTGCTAATATCATGCGATTAAAAGACATGGATCGTGCAGTATCTTTAGCTACGGATGCATTAACAGTTGTGTCAGAGTCAACTATTATCGCTAATGCTCCAGCTGTTTCAAAGGCTAATCAGGAAATGCACTCGATTGGTTTAGGTGCTATGAACTTACATGGCTATCTAGCAAGTGTAGGAATTAACTATGAAAGCCCACAAGCAATGGAATTTGCAAATGTATTCTTTGCAGCCGTCAACTATTATTCTATTAAACGTTCTATGGGGTTAGCTAAACAAAAAGAAACTGTATTTATAGGGTTTGAAAAATCAAGTTATGCAAATGGCAGTTACTTTTTGGACTACGTAAACAATAGTCATTTACCTAAAGACGAGTATATTAAATCTTTATTTGACGGCATCGAGCTACCAACGATCGACGACTGGCGAGAACTAGTAGCCGATGTAGCTAAATATGGCTTATACAATGCCTATCGCCTCGCTATTGCTCCAACAGGTTCAATAAGCTATGTACAATCAGCGACAGCGAGCGTTATGCCGATTATGGAGCGTATTGAGGAACGAACTTACGGAAACTCGAAAACTTACTATCCTATGCCTAACCTATCCTATAAAACATGGGCTTATTACAAAGAAGCATATGAAATGGATATGCGAAAAGTTGTCGATTTAATTGCAACTATTCAACGCCATGTAGATCAAGGTATAAGTTTTACGTTATTCTTACGTGACACAATGACAACACGCGATTTAACAAAGATTGATTTATATGCTCATCACAAAGGGATTAAGACGCTTTACTATGCACGAACAAAAGATACAGGCGCAGATACTTGTCTAGCGTGTCAAGTTTAAGGAGGATGCTAAATGACCAATGTATACACGGCTGCTAACTACGCGGTAGATGACGACTCATTTACGCAGGCATTTTTAAAGCAGAATCACTCGCAATTTTGGCTACCAGAGGAAATATCACTCACACCGGATTTATTGACTTGGAAAGCACTTTCGAAAGAAGAACAAAAAACATATATGCGTGTACTTGGAGGACTGACTTTACTTGATACAGAACAAGGAGTTGGTATACCGCGATTAATTCCTCTTATTAAAGGACATCAACGACAAGCGTTGCTTACCTTCATGTCAGCTATGGAAAACTCAGTACATGCGAAGTCTTACTCGAACATTTTCTTAACACTGGCAAACCGTGAGGAAATTAAAGGGGTATTTGAATGGGTGCAGGAAAACCAATATTTACAGTCAAAAGCCGACGTTATAGTGACGCAGTACAAGTCGGTTAAAAGTAATGACGATATTACACTTTATAAGGCGCTAGTTGCATCCGTATTCCTTGAATCATTCTTATTTTACAGTGGCTTCTACTATCCATTGTATATGTACGGACAAGGAAAACTAATGCAGGCTGGAGAGATCATAAACTTAATCATTCGTGATGAAAGTATTCACGGAGTATATGTCGGGCTATTAGCACAGGAAATCTATAACCGTCAGTCATCAGATGTTCAGAGCGAACTGTCTGAATGGGTATATGGAACACTTGAAAAGTTATATCAAAACGAAGCTTTGTATACTGCTGATATTTACGACGAGATCGGACTTACACATGATGTGCTTAATTTTGTACAATACAATGCTAATAAGGCGTTATCTAACGTTGGTTTTAAAGAATATTATAAACACGATAACTTTAATCCAATAGTTTTAAATGGACTATCAACGAAAACAAAATCTCATGACTTCTTCTCAATGAAAGGTAATGGCTACAAAAAAGCAACAGTTGAACCGGTTCATGATTCAGACTTTTATTTCGACTAGAGGTATTCAGAAGAACGTTAAGGATTCGAATTTAATTACATTATCGATTAGGGGGCGTAATTATGGGGTTACCTAGAGATACAATGTTATTTGGATTTGTTGAAAAAATGACGCAAGAGCAACGTGAATATGTCGATAGTATTTTTGATAAGCAAGTTACAATTGTAAATGCGAAGGCTGGCAGTGGTAAGACTACACTTGCAGTAGCTTGCGCTGCCTTACTCAATAAGCCACTCGTTTACATTTTCGCACCAGTTGAAGAAGGAAAAATGGGATTTCGACCAGGTACACAACGGGATAAAGAAGCTGAATACTACCAGCCGTTAATCGATGCTTTATATGAAATTGGCGAAAATCCTTCTAAGGTGATTTATGATGTAGAGAATAACGAAGCGCAAAAACATGGTGATGTGTGGGTTTATCCACGCAGTCATATTTTTGCTCGTGGTACAAATATCAAGGATTCGACTGTGATAATCGCAGAAGCGCAGAACTTTACGCGAGGCGAACTGAAGAAGGTTCTGACGCGAATCCATGATAGTTGTACGGTAATCATTGAAGGGCATGACGGACAGAATGACTTATCAAATCCAAATAAGAGTGGGTTTGTACCATATATCGAACACTTAGTGCCGTACGACTTTGTAAATGTCGTACAGTTAACGAAAAACTTTCGAGGTCGTTTATCGACTATTGCGGATGAAATGACATGGTAGAGGAGGCTACGTAATGAAAAGGTATGTAATCGGCTTAAACGTAAATGACTCGTCAGAATTACCACAAGCAGCTACAGACATCCAAGCGTTTATTGATACGCTAGGAGTCGCAAGCGAAATGGAGATACAAGTGAGTATTAACCCATTATTGACTCAACCTGAGAGTACAAATGTTATCGGATTTATGACGGAAGACGATGAATATTACGAGGAGGAGGATGAATAATGGACGCAAATTTAATTGAGAAAGAGACGCAAAATATGCCATTAGTAATCGGATTTAAACGTTTAACAGATGACGCAATATTGCCAACAAAGGCGCACGCAAGCGACTCTGGCTACGATATATACGCAGCAGAGGACGTCGTTATTGCTCCAGGTGAGACTAAGGTAATTAAGACGTGCTTAGCAGTAGTCTTACCAAAGGGTCATGACGCCTACATTAAAAATCGTAGTGGAATTTCTAGTAAAACGAAACTTAGAGTAGTAAGTCCGCCAATTGATGAAGGGTATCGAGGGGAGATCGGGATTATCATGGACAATACTAACGCCCCATTAGTAGAATTTCAGCCACTTACAGCTACTATAGATGATCCGAAAACTAACATCACTAATGTAACGTACATTATCCGTAAAGGTGTTAAAATTGCTCAGTTAACCGTACAACCACGTCCAAATACGGTTGCTGTTGAGATTACGGGAGAGTTAGAGGATAGCGATAGAGGCACAAACGGTTGGGGAAGTAGTGGCGTGTGAATAAGAGGATAGAAAAAAGAGCAGCTCGTGTAAAGAAATTAAAATAGTGGAGGTTACTTATGGAAAAAAACGAACGCAAAATTAACGTATTAGATAAAGGCTACGTAAGACACCTCGAAACCTTTGGTTCGGACCTAACTGTAGTTAACAACGCTAGAGCCTCGTACGACAAGGAATCGGCGGAATTAACAGATAGTGACAAGCGTCTTATCGCATTCTTAGCTCGTGAAAAACATATGTCGCCTTTCCGGTCACCTCGTATTTCATTCGAAGTCTACGCACCGTTAGTCGTAGCTCGTCAGTGGTGGCGTTACGCAATTGATAGCCAGCACATTGAGGACGGTACGCCTTGGAGTGAATCTAGCCGACGATACATCACGGAAAAGACGGAGTTTTACTTGCCGGGCGCAGGCGAATGGCGCAGTAAACCAGCTAATTCAAAGCAAGGTTCAGGCGCTCCACTAGATGAGGCAGAAGGAATTAAATGGACTCAGGCATTAGAGCAGGTATACAAAGATGGAGAGGTTGCATACGAGGCGGCTATGGATGCAGGAATTGCTCCGGAACAAGCGAGATTATTCTTGCCAGCCTATGGATTAATGGTGAGATGGCGCTACACTGCTTCATTACAGGCGATTTGTCACTTCCTTGACCAGCGCTTAAAGAACGATGCTCAGAAGGAAATTTACGACTATGCTATCGCGGTATTACAGATTGTTCGTGAAGATTTTCCGATTTCAGCGCAACATCTCATTGAAGCGAAGGTTACCGATTGAAGCGTATTTCCGCGTCAATTATGGCGCTAATAATCGTAGCAACGCTGCTCATTATAGTATATAAACCAGAAAGTCACGAACAGCTTTCCGAAAGTCCCACCGGACGCACGCTAGAACACACAGAATACAATGGATTTGACGCACTATACGCTCAAGTCCTCAAAAAGAAACGCCAACAAGCCGCATCAGAACTCAACATCAAACGTCAACAAGCGTTAGAAGAAGCACATAGGTTATATGAAGCTAAGGTTGCAGAGGAGAAACGCAGAATAGAACTCGAGCGTCATCGCGCGGAAGCCAAAAAGTTAGTGGAACAAAAGCGATTAGAGTCGCAGAAGCGAAAAGAGCAGGCGCAAATTAGTCGAAACAACGACGCTGATTTAACGCAATTTAAAATGGTAGCAACTCACTATACATCGAGCTGCAATGGCTGTTCTGGAATCACTGCAACGGGATATGACGTACGACAGACTATATTTGCAAACGGACTACGAGTAATTGCCGTTGATCCGACTGTAATTGCTCTAGGTTCAATAGTACGTGTTGAATATCCAAACGGTACTTCGTTTAAGGCTATTTGCGCTGATACTGGTGGGGCAATTAAAGGTAGTAAGATTGATGTACTCGTTGCAAGCGTTAATGAAGCTTACACATTAGGGAAACAGACAGTGAAAGTAACGATACTTAAAAACGGAAAGGGACGATGATATATGGCAAAAGCACAGAAGGGCGATTTGATTCGAATTATTTCAGTACCAGAGGATTGGTCGTACGGTGTTGGCGGAATTTACGAGGTGATTAGTATTTCAAGTGACGGTTATCCTCGATTTTATATTGATGATACTGAAGATGTTTATTACGCCTCCACAGGACAATACGAAATCCACCGAAAAGCTGGTGAAGAAGATGAACATACCGAAGTCCAAGAGCATCCACGTAAGATAACAGTTACTGACGCGTATGCAGAACGAATGGCATCCGGATTTATAGCGTTGGCAGAGGTTGGCGAGGAATACCTTCGAGACGAACTAGTACCGCGAGAAGTAGCTATTCGAGACGCTGTAGAGGCTTTAGGGGACTTATTAATTCGTAAGAATCACGATTACGGCGATAGTTTCTCACAACAGTACGATAAATACGGACTTATGAGTGCATTAATCCGCATGGACGATAAGATGCGACGTTTAGAGACTTTACAGGACGGCGACAAAGCGAAAGTTAGCGAAAGTATATCGGATACACTTCTTGATTTAGCCGGTTATGCGCTATTAACGTATGTTGAGACGCAGAAACGATGTTGATAAAACTGAAAAAGAAAAAAGCCTACCTAGCGGAATGTTACCGTTGAGGTAGGCGAGTTTTCTCGTTTCTATTGCTTAAAAATAACGACATTACCGCTTAGTGAAGCAGTATCAGCGTAAAAAGTCTGTCCTTCGTATTTATCTAACTTAAATTGATTAAAAAGTTTTGCTGCAGTAACGTCTTTACGATTACTTACGAAATAGCCAGCTGCACGCATTTCTTCGCTAAGTGAAGGCGCTGATGGTTTAACGATAGCAAAAGCCTTTTCAGCAGGATTGAACGCAATAAGGACGCGTGAACGGGGCTTAATGCCGAGCTGTGATAGTACATCGCCTTTTAGATATAGTCGATTACGTTTACCGACGTAAATCTTCGACATTCCTTTATTTGGAACAAACGTAAATCCAGCAAGCAATTCCGCTTCTTCATCGTCAAATTCCGTATTAGGTACTGGCTTAAAATGATATTCGAGTGTTCGGTCAAGCTCCGCGCAATATGCATCCGCTTCAGCAGGAGTATCTAGTGTAATCATTGGAAATAGTTCGTTATTGTGTTCGATTCCTGCAATATATGTATCAGCAACAGATTCGCAATATGAGCGTGCGGATTCGTCAATTATGGGTAATAGTTCTTCTAGCGTATAAAATTTAGAAACGGTCATACGTAAAACCTCCGTTAAGTTAACGTTATTATTATGACCAATTATATCAAATTATAAACGTGAAATCAACGTAAAAGCGAGGAGTATATATGAAACGAAAATCAACAGCAAAAGCAATATTATCAAACTTACACGCACTAAGAGAGCGTCGTTATGTCGGAGATTTAAACGCCAGTGATACTCTCATTGACTTTGAGAGAGCGTGTGAGATGGCGAAATTGACGAAAAGACAAAAAGAGGCTATTCATTTTGTATATAGCCTAGGGTTTACGCAAGAGAAAGCAGGTAAAGAAATGGGAGTTGGTCAGGACGTAGTAAGCTCCCACATTGATGCCGCTACGGTCAAAATTGATGAAATATACGAGATGTGGGCTTTAATGGACGAAGAATTGACGCAAAAAGAATTTTAAAATAAGATGGAGGCAATTATTTATGATAACTAATCAAGACTTGCACAACGAAGTTACTTTCGAGTTTACTCGTTTTAAAAATACGAGAACTAACCGACAGCATCGTATGAAGTTTGCCGAACGATTAACAGAAAAATATTTCATTCAACATGGAAATATGCCAGCAACACACGTACTTGACCGTATGGCAACGCTAATATTACAGGACGAATTAGCTGATAATGACCGTATGAAGATGCGTAACACAGAGTACCCATTACTTAGTGATACTCAAGAGTTATACCGAAAAAAGGATGAACGTTCCTTAAAAGCTGCGCAAGATGTAGCAACAGACGGAGTTGATTATCGTATTAGAACACGAGATAGTGACCGCCGTATGCGTGAAGTGTTTGGTTGATATTTTGGAATAACCGTTTAAGACTGCCGAATGGCGGTCTTTTTTAATTCTAAAAATACCCTTTTATATAAAATAATTGCATATTTATATTGACGTGAGTAAATATAAATGTTATAATAAAAGTATAGAAAGGAGGTGAAAGAAATGGACATTGAAAGAGTAGTTGCACTAACAGCGTTCATCAACTTGATAATCGCAATGATTAATTTCCAAACAGCGAAGATGAACAGCAAGAAAAGTAAAGAAAACAAAAAAAAAGACACCACTCCAGAGGAGTAGCGTCAAGCTAGTAAAAGAAGGTTAAGGCTCGCACCCTTAGCCTTCACCTATAATATAAACGAATTTAGAATGTTATACAATGAATATAATTTAATAATAAGTAGAGGTGTTTATAGTATGTCAATTGTAACCTTAATATTAACTGTTATAACATTGATAGTGATTGGCGCAACGATTATTACAATGCGAAAAAATAAACGCTAGGTGGTGGAAATAAATGACTGAAAACTACTCTTTCAACTCACGTGAAGAATTAACGGAATATATACAAGATGAAATAATTAATACAACTGAAGCGTTGGAGATACTGCAATGCTCACGTCAAAATCTGAATAACTTAGTGCAACGTGGTGTGATAATACCAATTAAAGATTTACCTAGAGATAGGCTGTTCTTTAAAGAAGATATTGTTAAGCGTAAAAATGACATGGATAAGAAAGCTAACAATTAAGTCTCGCCCAAATTTGGCATTATGGAAAGTTTGTAGTTCGCTTGCCGAAAAGTTTGCATAATATCTATCAGAGCAGGCAGAGGAAGAAGGCGTTTCGATTAACTAATATGCCTTATATAAACTTTCAAAATAGCCAAAGAAGTCACATCTATTAAGGTGTGGCTTTTTTTATTTATATCAGAGAAATAATCCATATTTTATAACGTTTTGTACCTTTACATTATAGGAAGATACAAGCCGAGCAAACTCACGCTAATACAAGATGTGAAAGGCTCGGTTATTTTATTCGCTCGGTAAACACATGTGACGGGTATGTTCCGCAATTGAGATGTTTTAAATTAACGAAATGGGGATAAGTAGAATGAAACGAATCAAGTACATTCCGAAACAGGACTTAATTAACAAAAATGATGTGATTTTTGCGATAACAGACCGTGAAGGGTATTTATTGGCACATATAGAGGTTAACGGAAATATTGAATTATTTGCCGATGTTGATGTCTTTGTAAATGGAATTAGCGCTAGGGAGGCGATTGCATATGACAAACAATAGTTTTTATTATGCATACTCACCGAATTTATATCGTCACTTGAAAGCGTTAGGATTCCGTTACATTTGTACAGGACTTAACGAATCCACTATGCGTCAGTTTTGGCAGTATGAACGCACGCCAGAACTAAGTACTGCTCTTATGTCATATGCGGAGAATAAGCCCGCTAAGTAAGGCGGTGCTAGGAGGTTAAGTAGAATGACGATAAATCAAACAAAACGTGGATTCGTACAGATTTCTAACGCGATATTTACCCACTATAACTTTTATCCAAAGTATAACGGTACTTCAATACAAGTTTACGGGTATCTTACAAAATTAAATAACTCTGATTATGGATATGCATTTCCGACTAATACGCAAGTTATGCGAGATTTAGGGATTAGCGATAAAACCTTTAATAATGCGGTAAAGACGCTTGTCGCTTGCGGTTTAGTGACAGTCTGTAAACATAAAGGAGCGACGTTTCACAACAATGTGTATTATGTACACGAACCGATAGAAGATGTGAAAGAGTTTTTCGTTAAGTTTCCAGAAGCAAAAGAGATGTGGGAAGCGAAACAAGAAACGGCTGATAAAGTAGCTAGACGAAAGTCAGTCGATAAAGAAGCGTATCAAGAGGCTCAGACAGTAGCAAAAAGTGATGGAGACGCTGTTTCAGAATGGTTATGACAGATAGCATACAGTAGTTTTTACTGTACGACACAGTAGAATTTACTGTAAGGTACAGTAGTTTTTACTGCGTATAAATATTTACTATAAATATTTACTATAAATAATTACATTTACGCTCATTTGCTAACGCAAATAATCGTAGCTATCAATAATAATATATTTTATCGTAATTCCTTTAAAGAATACGATAAAGAAATACACCGCACAGTAATATTTACTGTGCGCTATTAGTGGTGTAATTAGTGGTGAAACTAAAGTAAAAAAGACACCCTAACAATAATATTAAGGTGTCAATAATCAGTCGAACTTATATATGAGATTCATACTTTCTCGGATTTGGTTGGTCTTTTTCAAGCAACCATACTCGACCAATCTTACGGCAAATGACTTCTCCTTTCGTACATAGCAATTTAATATGCTGTTGAGTCAGTCCCCATAATTCGGATGCTTCTGCGGTATCCATTATTTTAAATAACGGACTATCTGCGTCAGGTGATTTTTTAGTCATTGTTATCACCTCGTTTATTAATTACTTCTAGTATGGTGTTAACTATGAAAAGAATCACAATTAAGACGTACAGTGCTAAGAAAACATAGTCTGACGTCGTTAGATTATTAAAGTCCGTTGTCCGTGGTATTAAAATGGTAAGTGCTATGATGATAGTAATGTTAAATATTCGTTTGAGCGTCGTTTGCATTTCGTTAGTGGTTACGATAGAATACTAAGTATAAAGGAGGTTTTCACCTCCTTCATATCACTACTTGCGACGTTTAGGCTTGGTCGGCTGACGTCGCTTTTTGTTGTTCTTCTTACGCTTGTTATTCTTTAGTTGCTGTATGTTGAGAGCAAATGAAGAAAGTCCACCTAAGATACCAACAATTGTAGCTGTGTGTTTTAGTATAGTTTCGTAATCCACTTTGTTCACCTCCTTTTCTATACTCTTATTATACTATGAATTAAATATAACGTCAACGAATATTTGTAAAAAATAACGTTAAAATGACGTAAAAATAAAAAGAAAGGATGTATAAGATAATGCCAAATCTAAACGATAAGCAATACTCAGCTATTGCGATATTATCACAACCGAAACGTGGCGGACTTACTTACGAACAAGTCGCGGATGAAGTCGGCATTTCTCGTAGACAACTACAAGAGTGGCGAAAGGATGACGCATTTAATGACGAACTAAAGCGTCAGATTATGCGAGATACAATCGATAGATTGCCTGAAATTATGGAGTCTATTCCCGACCATATTATTAAAGACGGAAATGCGGCGATGTTTAGAACGTTGTTACAATCATTTGGAATGTTAACAGAAAAGGTAGAAGTAGAGACAAAGAATGACAGTACTTCGATAGAGGCTATGAAAGCAGACATAGAGCGCATACGTGGGAAGTGACGAATCCTTCACAGTGTTTATATAGGAAGAAACTCCATATTATTACGTAAATGTACCGCACTAAACTTCCCATTTGACGTAGGTTTGTCGGGCAGAGGGCGGAAATGGGCGTACACCTAGAACACTTTGGCGTATAAAGTGTAAATGGGCGAAATAAAAGGCATAACAATATACAGTAATTTATGCAAGTGCTGATGAAATATTTGTTCGATTACTAAACGTAAGTGTACGTAAATAGCGAGTTTAAGGCGTATGTATAAGAAACTGCATACGCTTATTTTACGCGTACTTAAAGAACGTTGATATACTAAGGCTTGAAGATTAATCAAGTTTACATAATTAAGGTTATAGGAAGCTGAAAACGAATATTTATTCAATCGATATTCAATGCGTTGAAATAACGTTAAATAAAAAGAAAATCCCCCAAGCCACCTATTTCTGAGTCGGCTTTTCTGGTAGCAAATAAATCGGCGTACCAAAATTTCGCTTTGACCTTGCGGAAAGGTAACGTGACGTGACAACATTTCCCCTATCTAGCATAGCCTGTACGCTGTTTTACGCAATGAGACAATACTTTATAAAGAACGACGAAGAAACGCTAAATCGACGTAATAAGAGGTTAAATACGAAGGGAGGCGCTAATATGGCGTGGGTAGACGGAGAATGGCTCGAAAGAAATAAACGTGAAGCACTAATCGCAGTGTATCGCGAATACATCGAAACTATAGACACAAAGTATGCCGATATTGACGACATTATTAGCGCTGGTCTTATCGATGATTACCACGAAAGATTAACGGAGCTGGAACGACTAGAACGTATCCATCGATGCGAAAGTGACTTATTATATTTCGTATACGAATACTTTTCAGACGAAGTTAATCCAGATAATGAAGTAAATCTAATTCCGAAAGGACAGCACTTCTCAGATGCGGCTGATTTCCACCGTGAGTTATGTGGGCTATTAGACGATATAGCAAAAGGAAAGTCGGAATCAAACGTAGCATGGTCGGTAGGACGACGCCATGCAAAGACTGCGTACCTATCTAACGCGTTCTTATGCCATCAAGTTGTGTATCGTAAACAAAAATATATAATCGAAGTTTCCGAGACTACTGACGTAGCAGCAGATTTCATAAAGTTTACTGCGCAGAATCTAAAATTTAACGAACGCCTACGTGCTGATTTTGGCGAACTATTATACCAAAAATCGCAAGCTAACGAGGTAGATAACAAGTTAGAATTTATTACGACTAGTGGTACAAAGGTCGAGGCGAAGGGTATGGGTACGCAAATGAGGGGACTCCGCCACCTTAGTAATCGCCCAGGACTTTTCTTGCTAGATGACCTTGAAAGTAACGCAAATACAAATACGCCTGAACTTCGTACGAAAAACTTACACTGGTTCCGGTCAGAAATGATGGAGGCGTTAGGGTTCGGTGGTATCTGTATTTACATGGGTACGATTTTAGGTCCAGACTCCTTACTTAATCACGTCATCACACAACGAAAAGACTTTATTAGCCGTAAGTTTCCTGCGATTTTAGCGTGGACAGAGCGCGAAGATTTATGGGATCAGTGGCGTGAGATTTATAATAGCGACGATGTAGCTTCCAACGAAAAAGCCAACGCTTTTTACGTGGAAAATGAAAAAGAGATGCTACGCGGAACTAAAACGTTATGGCCACAGATGTACTCATATAAATACTTTATGGAAAAACGTGAATCAATGGGTGGGAGAGCGTTCAACCAAGAGTATCTTGGAAATCCTACTGATCCCGATTCGCAGATTTTTAAACCGGAGGAATTTACGTACTTCTACGACTCTGAATTAGATGGGATGAAAGTCGATTATTACGCAGCGGTGGATTTTGCGATGGGGAAAGAAAAAGGTGACTACTCCGCTATTGTAACACTCGCTAGAAACCGCGAAACAGGTACTTGCTACGTAGTCGATACATTTATCGAACGTGTTCATCCGGATATACTACTAAATACAGTCGTAAAAAAAGCGCTACAGTACCAATACGTAGGAATAGCAGTCGAGGCGCAGATGGCGCAAGAATGGTTCGCACATAAAGTAAAAGACGAACTACAACGCTACGGCTACCCAGGAATCACTCGTGTCAAAGAGGTTAAGCAACGTATGCGAAAGTCTTTACGTATTGAAGCGCTGTTGCCTGACATACAGAATGGGAAAATCCGATTCAGCAAGAAGCATCGTTTATTAATCGAACAACTGGAAGTTTACCCAAACGCTAGACATGATGATGGACCGGATGCCCTCGCAATGGCGTTTCAGTTGGCGCAGGGTACAAAGAAAATACAATTACAAGAAAAACCAGCGTGGTTATAATTTTTTATAAACGCTAAATTAACGCAAACTTTAACAGATATAATACTTAGGCGGATAGAAACGGAAGTCATGAGCCGAATCGACAAGTGCATATCTCGGTGTGTTTCCGCCTTATTTAATACCGAGAAATCACATCGAGAGGTGATTAGTATGGTAAGAGTAGCGCACAATCGACGAGAGGATATTACAAAAGAGGTAGTTTCTAAATTATACCTCGAAGGAAAGTCATCTATAGAAATTGCCGGAATTTTAGGCGTCAATAAAAGTGTAGTATTACGAAGGTTAAAAGAAGCTAGTATCAGCAGACGGACATTCAACGCATACGAGAACATAACAAAAGAAGTCCTTCACGACCTATACGTAATAAAGCGCATGAGTACACGCGAAGTAGCTAAGCAATTTGGCTGTTCTAATAAATTAATTTGTAAAAGGCTAGATATTTACGGAATACCAAAACGACTACGAAACGATCCATCATTTACGCACGACGAGCGTAAAGTAAAATACGGGAGTTCGAAAGAGAATCATCCGCTATGGAAAGGCGGGGTTACAACAGTCACGGGTCTTATTCGCAACAGACTATCTTGGGTATCTAAAGAGAGGCTAATTGTTGATGAGTTTACTTGCCAATCCTGTGGTGTCAAAGGTGGAGAAATGCACGCACATCATATACGTAGGTTTTCTGACATTATCCATGACATATTATCCGAAAACAAGCACATTAACTTGTTGGACGAACAAGACAGATTTTCTTTCGTTGATATTTGCGAAAATGACGCAAGATTGACGGATTTGAGTAATTTAATCACTTTATGCGAGACATGTCACGATAAGCAGCATATCGACGAAGATTTTAAGGTAATACCGTTTGAAATTGCAGAGAAAAGAAGACGTCAATATATTCACGATAATCATTACAAGAAGTCAGTCAGCGAAATTGCAACAGATTTAAAAATTCGTCCATACAAAGTTATAGAGGTAATACAAAACGATTCCCTCACTTTTGCGTACGAGCATAAAGAGTGGTTAGAGAACGAACTAAAGCGCGACTGTCCAGCAAATATAGCTAAAAAGTTTAATAGTCGACGCCACAAAGTGTTAGCAAGAGACATACGACATTCAGCAGAATCGCTAGGAATATTGAAAGCACCGTCAGAATGATGGTGCTTTTTATGTTGGCAAATCTAATACAAAGGAGGAGAGCACAATTAAATTATTCAGAAAGAGTGACGCAGATATGAACGAAACTGGAAGCGTCACATACAATGTCGATACATTCAAGCCAGGAGAGCAATTTCCACCTGCTAACGCAATTGAGCGTATCGCAAAATATCGTCGAATGAAAAAGTTATATGATGGGAAACAAGCGGAAATTTACGAACGTGCTACGGCTTTATTACGTGATACGCCGCACGCACCACAGTTAGAAAAGTTATATATCGCAGCCAATATTGCAGACATAATTGTAACCAAGCCTCCTGATTTACTAGTCGGAGAACCTCCGATCTTTGATAGTGGTTTAGCTGATGACTCACCGCAACAAACGGCTATTAATTCATACGTAGAGGAAAACGACTTAGTGAAGCTAATTCATGAATCAGCCTTAGCAAATGGCTATCGTGGAGATTCTTGGTTCAAGGTACGCTATGACTACCGTCAAGACTATAGCGTTTTGACTGAAATGGGTTTAGAACTACCAATTGACGCAGAAATGGAGCCAATTATTGAGCATGTCGCAGCAGACTGTGTTTTCCCGCAAACAAGTGCAGGGAACGTTAAGAGCTTCAAGTCTGTTGTAATTGCGTCAGTTGAGTGGGTAGTTACTGCAAAAGAGGATATTCCGTTTTTAAATGTAGAGCGTCATTTACCTGGATACATCATAAATGAGCGATATAAGTTACAGTCATATGAAGGCGGAATAGATACTAGCTATGGTTATCCAGTACAGTTGTTTAAAATCGTCGAGAAAGTTGGAGAAACAACAACAACTGAAACTGGAGTTCCGCATTTACTAGTCCATCACATCCCATATAAATCAACGGACGATCAGTGGGAAGGGAAAGGTACGCTGGAGGCTCTAGAATCCATCTTAATTGCGATTAATGACCGTTTAGTACAGCTAGATTATATTCTCTGGAAACATAGTGATCCAACAGCATACGGTCCAGAATTAGGAACGACAGGCTCAGCTCGTTTAACAGGTGCATATATTCCTCTAACTGCCGAAGATAAAACGCCAGGTTATATGACATGGGATGGACAGTTAAATAGTGCATTTAAAGAACTCGAAACGTTAATCGGAATGGCGTTCCAAATCGCCGAAACACCACAATGGCTATTCGGTACAGTTCTCGGGGATCAAAACGCAGGCGGAACAGGTACGTCACATACGGATGGAGCAGCGATTAAAGCTCGTTTCATGCCAATCTTAACGAAGGTAGCTCGTATTAGAACGCACTATGACCGCGCTCTACGAGACGCACTATATAACTGCCAATTGCTTGATATAGCGCATGGTGAAGCTAACTTCGAGGCCGTTTATCCTACAATACAATGGCAAGACGGATTACCTCATTCAGAAAAAGAGCAAGCCGAAATCATGGCAATCCGTACAGGTAACAAGCCAACGATTGATGTTGCTACAGCTATTAAGCGCTTAGATTCGCTTGATGACTTACAAGCTGCACAAATTATTGAAAGAATTAAAGCTGATACAGAACGTGAAGTTGGTACAGTCGATGCTTCCATCTTTAATGACCCTGATACAGAAACGGTCGAAGGGACTGACGCCTGATGCGTGAAGTACCTCAGCCAGATTACGATTATGACGTTAAAAAGATACAAAAAGCTTATACAAAAGCATTAAAAGACGTTCAAAATGAACTTAACAACTTATTTTTTACGGATTTCGAGAGCGCGCAGATCATCGCCGTTGAAAAGTCTATCCGTAACATATTATCCGACATTGAAAAATATGGAAACGAATGGTCTGCCGTCGCCTTAACTAAATCAGCAACAGAAGGTATCGCATCGACTATTTATACTTTAGAGCTTACTAAGTCTTATGAGGATGCCCTTAAAATTGTAAAGTTTAATACGGTAAATAGACGCTTTATTGCCGCAGCTATAGCAAATACACAGTCCGATTTACTTGCGATAACTCAAAATATGGAGCGACAATCGAAGGTGGCAATCAGAAAAGCAACAGTCGAAGCCATGCGTGCTAAACTTGCTAATGGTATTAATGCCACCTCTGACATATCAAAAGAGATACGGGAACGTATCATTAATGCTACTGGCGTTGCGATTATTGACGCTAGGGGTAATCGGTGGAAAGTTGAAAACTATGCCGATGTGGTCGCCAGAACAAATATGATGAACGCGCATCGCGAAGCAAGTATTAACGAAGCATTATCAGAAGAATCCTATTATGGTCGAATTAGTCGTCATGGAGCTAAGGACGCTTGCAGTGAATACGAGGGGAAAATTGTAAAATTAGTAGAAAATGCACCTGGAGATTATCCTTACATCGGCGATATTCCACGGAAAAAGCTATTTCATCCTCGTTGTAAACATTTGATCAGTCCATTGCGTGATCCGGAGAAGTATAGCCGATCTAATATACCAGAGATGAAACCAACAGAATCAACACTTAAACATGCTAATCTAGGAGACTTTACGATAGAACCTCGCACACAAGAGATTTCTAAAATGAAAAGTGGAGGTCATGGTCAAGATAATATTAGTTTCTTAAAAGAAAATAATATTGATTACAATATTGAAAAGATTTTCTCTAACGGAGTTCGCATAGGAAACGTTCCTAGACATAAGTCTAAGACAAAGAAAACTGGAGTAGGACAGTCATGGTTTCCTGAAAATTGGACTAAAGATGATATTGAAAAAGCAGGTTTACATGTAGCCAACAATCCTAATAATAAAATTGTTAATGGATTTCAAATATTTGGTGTTTACAAGAATATTGAAATTGGTGTATTTTTAAACCTAAATGATAATAAGGTTATCAGTACTATTTTCCCTACAAATAAGCAATCTCATTTAGAGGAAGGTGATTAGATTTGATTAACACAGGTAACATTACGAATATTATTGAGAAAATGAAAGAATTGCACATAAACGATCCTGCAATCGAAAATTATTGGAATCAGTTGGTTTTAGAATTTAATGCTGAAAAAGATACAATTCATTTTTTGGATACATGTACCGAAGAAGAAGCTTCTTGGATTTCATCAATTTTTGACGACTTGGCACACGTATTTCAAAGTAAAGAATACGCTGATTGCCTCAAAAGACTAGATAAAAAATATCCTAATTTACTAATAGCGCACGATATAGAAATAGCAGAATCTTATCTTTCATAAAAACCGCACTCTGAGAAATAAATGAGTTGCGGTATTTTTATGTCCGAACGGAAAGGACGTTAAATAATAACGGAAACTACAGCCTACGTAGGCTCAAAAAACGGAGGTAATACGCTATGATTAACAAATTCAACGCCTTATTAACGCTAAACCTACAATATTTTGCAGAAGACGGCGAGTCAACTACGCCTGAGACGAATCCAAATGGACAAGAGTCCGCAGAAACAAAACTCGATGCGTCTGAGAACACAGAAAAGACGTTTACCCAAACGCAATTAGATGAATTAATCGCTAAACGCATTGAACGTGAACGTAAAAAGTTTGCTGACTACCATGATTTAAAAACACAGTTAGAGAAATATGAACAAAAGGCAGAAGAACAACGCCTTGCTGAATTAGGCGAAGTTGAAAAAGCACAAGAACAAGCCAAAAATTTCGAGGTACAGTTAACGGAATTAACGGCACAGCTTGAAGCCGAACGTAACAATACACGCCAACAAGCGATTAAGAGTGAGTTTATTAAGGTAGCATCAAGCGCAAACGTTATCGACATTGACGCAGCCATTGCATTGTCTGATCTAACTTCAATTGAAATCAGTGAAGATGGCAAAGTAAACGGTGTAGATGACGTTATTAAGACGCTTATTGAAAATAAACCGTACCTGGTAGCAAAGAAACAAACGCAACCTATCGGACAGGCTACCAACGGTGGTCAACAGTCGGTAGAAAAAACAACCGACCAATTACTCTCAGAAGCAGCAGAAAAAGCGCGACAAACGGGCTTACTAAAGGATAAGGCTGCATACGCACAATTGAAAAAACAACTCGGTAAATAGTCGTTTAGCAGATATATAGCTGACGGCTTTTTATATTGCGGAAAATCCGCACACATCAAATCTAAAACAACTTAAAGGAGTTAATAATTTATGACAATTTTACAGAATCAAATCGTAGGCAAGAAAGAGTCGGTAACAGACGAACTATTACTTTTAAATCCACATCAGACACCAATGATTAACTTAGTAGGCTTTGGCGATCCAGTAGCCCAAGTTGAACATCAATGGTTTGAGGATGAAATGTATGCAGATGAAACGACTGCATCAGCAGCCGCAGTGGATGCTACTAAAATTACAGTTGCAGACGGATCTATCTTTGAACCGAAGCATGTAGTAAAAGTAGGCGAAGAATTGCTACTAGTTAAGGTAGTTAATGCGAATGAACTTACTGTAACTCGTGGCTATGCTGGAACTACAGCAGGCGTTATAGTAGATGGCGCTAAAGTAGAATTCCAATTCGTTGAAGGTATCGAAGGTGCTGACGCTCGTAAAGCACGTCACAAATCACGTAAACGTGTATCTAACTTAACACAAATCTTCGACGAAACAGTATCAATTTCTGGTACAGCCGCAGCAACTTCTGAATACGGCATTGACGATCTTTACGAATACGAAAAACAAAAGAAACTGTTAGAACTTGCATTACAACTTGAAAAAGCAGTAATCAATGGCGTGAAATACGAATCAGCAGACGGTAAAGTACGTCAAACTGGCGGTATTCGTAACTTTATTCAAACGAATGTATTCGATAAGGCTGACGCTGAATTAACACTTGATGCTTTAGGTGACGCTTTCCAAGCGATTTATGAGGCAGGCGGTTTCGCTACAGGTGGTAACTATAAAATTATTGTAGGCGCTAAACAAAAACGTGCTTTATCCGCAGCAGACAAAGATAAGATTTCAATCGCTCGCCAAGATAACGGTCGTGGTCAAGTCGTAGATCACTTCTTATCAGACTTCGGTTCTGCAGAAATCTTACTGAACAACAACGTAGCGCCTGACGAAGTATTTATTATCGATGCTAACCGTACAGAAATTAAACCACTTAAAGGTCGCGAGTTTGCACATACATTCTTAGGAGTAAAGGGCGATTACCAAGAAGGTCAAATCGTAGGCGAATTTTTACTAGAATTTAAGCAAGAGAAAGCGCACGCTCGTATCAAAGGCTTAAAATAATAGCGAATTGGCGGTCACGTACCGCCTTTAACGCTTTATTGAAATACGAAAGGAGCGCAATCATGGCAAAGTATGAATCTCGTTATAAGTCGTTAGGCTTTTACGTCAACGATGAATTAAAGCGATTTAATAACGGCACTTATGTAACCACCAACAAGGATGATATTGCCGTACTAGACGAAATTGCAGACGCAATTTGCGTTGATGAACCAAAACCGGAGGCAAAGCCAGCCGCTAAAACGTCAGCACGTAGAGCCTCCGCAAAATAACGGAGGTGACGCATATGACACAGTATGACGAGTGGGGCGACCCTATTGAATCAGAACCGCAGCAACCACCGGAGACTCCAGAACCGAATGAAACGGAAACAACAACAGAAAATGAGCCGATTATCATCAGTGGGTGGAATCTTACGGAAACAATTGAATATGTAACATATCAGGCAGTCGATAATGAGGACTTTTTATCGTCAGACTCTACGACGCAGGTACGTTTTTTAAACGTTGCCAAGCGAACATTACAGCGTGCATATAAAGGCTATGTTATTCCAATCGAAGCAACTTATCTATTTTCCTGCGTCCTCAACGCAAACTTTAATGATACTACCGTAATGGCTCAACGAGGTATTGCAGGATTTAGTATTGATGGCATTAGCTTTACATTCAAGGATTGGGCAAAGAAAGAACTCGATGATCTCATTACGGATGATATTCGTGATTTGATCGCCGAAGCTAATCCCAAAATCGACAGTAATAACGGTCGTATAAAGTGGGTGACGTTGTAGATGGCGATTGTACCACTGAAACAGAAGGCAACTGTGCATAAATACGTCGCAGACAATAACGATGGTTGGTCGACTGATGATTACGCAGAGCCAGTTGAATATGCGGTCAGAGCCACAGAACGATTCGAGGCTGTTACGAATCAACTTGGTGAAGAAGTAACATCCTCACTGAAATTAATGTTCGATAAAATGCCTGACGTTGGATACAACGATAAGTTTTCGTTTACAAATGAACTTGGCGTCACTATTGAGCGTAAGCCAATATCAATAAAATACACACGGATGGTAAGTGGAAAAGTAGCGTTAACATCCGTTTTTCTGTGAGGTGGCGAAATGGCAGGCGAATTTTATTTCGAATCCGATCTATTATCACAAGCACTACGTAAGTCTATTGACGCTACAGCACGCGGATTAAAAAATGGACTTACAGATATTAAGAACGATTGGAAAGCAGAATCGGTTGATATTGCACCAATCGATACGGGTAACTTACGTGAGCAGATAAAAACCGAAGTATTTACGGACGGTAACGGGCCTGGTGTTGAAATTTCCGCAAATGCAACTCGCGGATTAAGGCGCTTTAATTACGCTTATTACATTCACGAAGAAAATGCAGGCGGCAAAAGTGTCAATGGAGAAAAGAAATTCCTCGATAAACCAGCGCAACGAAATCAAGATAAATGGGCGCAATGGTTAGAGGATGAAATACAATCCGAACTTAGAAAGGCTGGGTGGTAATCTATGGCGGACATAATCGGAGAAATTAATACAATTGGCGATTTACTGACGGCTGTAGGCGTCACTCGCTTCTATAAGCAAGATTTACCGAAGAGCTATGTCGCTAATACGATAGGCATTCGATGGCAAGGTGACTCAGATACGGATTTCACGCAAGCAGCGTACGAAATTGATCGTAATTACCAGATAATATATTTCGGAAACAATGAAGTTGACTGTTTAAGTAAATCGAAACTAATCCGGTCAAAATTGAGCGATTACTTATCTAAAAAAGTACAAATTCGAGGCTCTAGCGACTTTATGACGTTTGAGTCTTTTTCTATGTCCGCACCATTCAAAACGGATACGGACGGAGTTTATGCGGTTGTTGGTGTTCTTAACGTTTCATTACGTGAGGCATACACGCAACTACAATATGAAAAAATGCGTGAAATTCACGCAGCAATTGACGAAGGAGGAATTTAGTTATGGCAAATGGTGGTCAGTGGGAAGCTACATCATTACCGGTCCGTCCTGGACTGTATATCAATTTCCGAGACGCAGCTATCGCTTCCATTACTGGGGGGTCACGAGGAACTGTAGCAGTACCGATTTTTACGTATGGGGGTACAGCGGAATCCGGAAAATTTTATACGATTGAAACCGTATCAGACGGTATCGAGTTAGTGGGTAACGCTAATTCAACGCCAATTACTCGTATTTTACAAGGTGGTGCTAAAGAGGTTTTAGTATACGCAGTACCGGCGCTTGTTGTCCCGGAAGAAGGCAATGTACAATACGCTAATTTACGAGATGCACTTTCGGTACAAGACTTTAACGTCTTTGTTTACCCTACTGTAGTCGATGCTACAGAGCAAACAGCGACTAAAGCGTGGGTAGAGAGCTGTCGCGAAGAAGGCAAGCACTTCATGTATGTAGCTGGGGGAGATGCCGCAAGCGATGCAGATATTGAGTCTGGCAACGCACGTTCAATTCTTTTAAAAGATCCATACATCGTCAACCTGGTAACTGGCGTTATTTTGGCAGACGGTAGAGAAGTTCAATCGGCGGATTATGCGCCATTTATCGCAGGACTTATCGCAGGCACGCCGATCAATAAATCGATTACTTACGCTGAGTTACCGATTGCAGATGTTACTTTACGACTTAAAAATTCGCAAGTAAACAAAGCGTTGATTAGTGGCTCACTCGTAATCATCAAAGACGGTAATAAAGTGCGTATCGAGCAAGGTATCACGACGGACTCAAATGCTGGCGAGCGAGGTAAAATCCGTAAAGCTAGGGCTAAGCAAGCTATTGCGACGGATATTCCATCAACAGCGCGTGACAGCTATATCGGTAAAGTCGATAATAATCCTCTTGGTCAGGCTTCCTTAATCGGCGCAATTAAAGGATATTTAGAGTTGATGGAAACCGATAACGTTTTGATGGATCCACAAGTAGCGCTTGACTCTCGATATGAATCCGAAGGTGACAAAGTATTCCTTGCTGTAAATTACAAAGAAGTCGACAGCATGGAACGTATTTTCTTGACGATTACTGTTTAGTAGTCGTCTTTTCAAAGTAAATATAACGCAGGAGGTAATAGCGAATGGTTATGAAATCAACAGATGCCGTAAGTGGGACGTTTGGGAAGCTAATCCACGAAGGACAATGGCTTACAAACGTATATGGCGTTGAAGTAAATGGCGAAATTAACTACGAAGATGTTAAGCGTTCGGGTACTCGCGCTAAAGGTAAAAAAGCGATGGACTTCGAATTTACTGGCACGATAAAGTCTTACAAAATGAGCAACGATTTTGCGAAGAAGATTGGACAGATTACGGATGACACTAAAGGTGCGTTTGTAACGGAGCTTATCGTAGCTTTAGAGGACCCGGAAAATGCGCCTGTTAGTGCGGAGAAAATCCGAATTAAAGGCGTGCAGTTTACGAATATTCCAGTAATCAACTTCGAGCACGGCTCGCTAGTTGAGGAAGAATTGCAGTTCGTCTGCGAAGGCTATGAATATATCACTATTTAAATTAACGCAATGACGCAAGAGCTACGGCTCTTAGCGTCTTTTTAATTCGAAAATAAACTCAAATAACGGAGGTAATTATACATGGATGCATTACAAGCATTATTAGGCGCAAAGCCAGCAACAGAAATTACGGATCAGGTGAAGATCAAACGATTAGGTACGGATTTTACGATTAAGGCATTGACAGGCGAGGACATTGATAAGATTCGAGAGCAAGCAACGTACCCAGTTAAAAACGGTAAGAAAACGGAGTTAAAAGTGAACGAGGAAGAAGTGTCTCGCTCACTCATCGTTAAGGCGACAATCGAACCTAACTTTGCTAATACTGATTTACTTACGCATTTTAAAGCATCTGACGCTGGAGAGTGCGTACAAAAGGCGTTATTAGCCGGTGAAATTCTGACTTTACAAAGTTCAATTATGACGCTATCTGGATTTGACGATGAAGAAGAAATCGAAGAAGTAAAAAACTAATTAAGGCGGGCGGCGAGGCGTACTTGCTGCACCGCATATGGCAAGATAAGCATAAGTTACCACAAGAAATATTTGCGTTAGATAGGCGTCATAAGAATTTCATCTACGCATCTGAGATGCTTGTTATTGAAGAGGAAGAAAAGGCGGAGAAAGAGCGCCAGAAAGGAGGAAAATAGGTGGCAGTAAACTTGACGGCTATTTTTAAGATGAAAGACGAAGGCTCCTCGAAGATGCGCAAAATCACGCAGATGATGGATCAAATGAATAGAACCAGTAAAGCGACTGGTGATGGTATGACGAGGGCTCAATCTGCTACTACTAGACTTGGTGGCGCAGTATCTTCGACGTCTAGTCGAATGGGCGGATTTGCTACGCAAGTGAGTAGATTGCACGTAAGTTCTAGCGGACTAAGTGCGTCATTAGGCGGTATGCAAAGCGCATTAGTTGGTATCGCTGGAGCTTATGTAGGTGCACAAGGTGCTGCAAAAGCATTTGAAGCGACAATAGGAGCAGCTGCTAGATTTGAACAAAGCTCTATGGCTCTAGAAGGAATGATCGGGGATAAGAAGGCTACGAAAGACTACCTTAATATGGTTGATAAATTAGCTCAGGCTAGTCCCGTATTAAATAGTACTGACATGTTAGATAACTCTAAAGCATTTGTCGGAATGTCTAAGAACGTTGACGAACTAAAACAGGTATGGTCATTAGTCGAGCGTGCACAGGCGCTCTCAGGCGTAGATACAAAGCAAGCAGCTTTCTCAGTTAAGGAGCTATTTCAAGGAGATTATATCTCGTTCCAAGATGCTGTTGGAGGCGTAGACAAGAAAACGCTACAAAGTATCGCTAAAATGGATGGGCTAATGCCCAGGGTAAAGGCTTTAGGCGCTGCATTTGACAAAATGGGCGTAGGGCAATCAATGATTGATAAGATGGGCAATACGACGCTCGGTCAATGGTCTCAACTTGGCGAGGGCATGCAGACGTTATTTAGAGATATTGGCATGGAAAGTAATTCCAAACTATCCGAAGCCTTAAAGCGAGTAAACGCAGCATTTGGAAAACTTGATACCAAATCTATCGCTAATAATCTTGGCTCAATGCTCGGAAAGGTCACAGATAAAGCAATCGCACTGTATGACGCGTTCATGAAATGGCGAGAGCCTATCACATACGCTTTAGGCGCTATCGCTACGTTTGTAGCTGCGTTAGCTGTAGTAGGTACAATTTTGGCACTCTTAAACCCAATTTCGTTAATCGCAGCCGGAATCGCAGCTGCAGCAATTGGACTCAAAACACTTTACGACAATAGCGAAACATTCCGCGGTGCTATTGAAAGAGTTGTTACCGTAGTAAAAGACTTGTGGTCAGTTTTCGAAAAAGGCGGTGTGGAAGGATTAATAAGCGTTCTATTTCCACCGGATGTAGCTGAAAAAATCAACGGAATCATTAATGGAATCAAAACGAAAATTTCCGAGTTGATGACGGCTTTTAACGAAGGTGGTGTAGGAGGAGTATTCGATAAAATTTTCGGAGAAGGCTCCTTTGAGTCGCTGAAAACAAAATTTGAAGAAGTCAAGTCGTACATTACTGAAAAAATAACGCAATTCCAGCCGATATTTGACCAATTGAAAGAGGCGTTTTCTACAGTTTGGACTACTGTATCTGACATCTTAACAAGCGCATGGGACATTATATCACCGATTTTGAGTGGTTTATGGGATTGGATACAGATGCTCGGAGACATCGTAATGATCGTTTACAATAACATAATAGCTCCGGCAATTTCGTTCTTAGCGCAGCTATTCGCGACTTTATGGGCAATTGCACAGCCGATCTTAATGGCTCTAGGGTTAGCTTGGGAGGCATTATCTGCGGTTATTAAATGGGTATGGGACAACGTACTAGCCCCATTAGTTGACTTCCTTACATCATCTGTCAAAACTGCGTTTGATAAATTATCTGGCGCGTTATCAACCGTACAAGGTTGGTTCGAATCGTTAACTGGTTGGATATCGTCAGTTTACGATAAAATTAGGGAATTCATTGGCTATATCGGAAAAGTTAAACCGCCAAGTTGGATTACGAACGGAATCAGCGCAGGCGTGAACTTTGTTGGCGGATTATTTGGTGGTGGCGATGGTAAAAAGGACGGTAAGAAATCACACTACAGCGGTTTAGACACAGTTCCCTATGACGGATACTCAGCACGATTACACAAAGGAGAACGCGTTTTAACTGCTAAAGAAAATCGTGAGTATTCTGAAGGCAACGGCGGCGGGACCGGCGGTGGAGTCTTAGTTACCGGCAACTCATTCACTGTTCGCGAAGAAGCAGACATCGAGAAGATTGCGTTTAGTCTAGCGAAATTAATTGAAAAGGAGAGAG